TTGCCTGCTAATGCCAAGCTGAGCGCGGGTGGGGACCTTTATTTGCGCAACCTGACTACGCTCCCTGCTAATGCCAAGCTGAGCGCGGGTGAGAACCTTAATTTGCACAACCTAACCATGCTCCCTGCTAATGCCAAGCTGAGCGCGGGTGGGGACCTTGACTTGAGCGGCCTGACTACGCTCCCTGCTAATGCCAAGCTGAGCGCGGGTGGGGACCTTTATCTTAATAATGATTTACGTGAAACGAAACTTTCTAAAGATGTCACTATTAAGAAAAATATCATTTATTATTAAAAACTAAACCTTCTGGAGGACTTATGAAAGAAACTATTGTACGCGATAAGTTATATGAAACATATAATAAAGTATTCGCAAGATTTATTCACGATCATCTTGCTAACAATAAACAGGCAGAATTGGAATTTGATAGAATCGTTTGGGAATTAGCTAGCGATCAAGCTAAACGGTTTGTAGAATTCTATGACAATATGGTGACCACATGAATGGTGCAGCTTTATTAGCCACTGTTTTATTCTTAGGCGGACCTGGCCAGGGACTTACAATCGATGCGGGGCCTATTTGTTCCTGTAAGATAGATCAAGTGGGGGATACGCTTATTATTTATCGCAAAAAAGTTTACAGAGGAGAGGCAACTGAAAGATTGCCCGTAGTTACAATTCCCTCCTCCGAAAGGAATTGGAATCGCGCTGTTAATCTATGCATGGCCTATCGCAGGCGAGAAAAATGGGCATTACAAAACGATCCAATGAAGGTAAAGGAGAGGAAAGATGCCATACATAAACAGGGGATACAGAGAAAAACTTGATCCATTTATTAGTGTTTTATCTGAGAAAATTTGTGAAACTGCACAAAATAAAACCGATATTTTTGGCATGTTGAATTATGCCTTTACCAGGATATCGTTATTGGTTATTGAAAGTACTTATGAAAGGCTGCAATATTGGTTGATAGCTGAATTAACCGGAATATTGCACAATATTTCGGATGAATTTTATAGGCGCGTAGTTTCGCCGTATGAAGATAATAAGATGAAAGAATCAGGAGATGTACCAGAATATAAACAATAGGAGAAAAATATGTGCGTTGTAAAAATAGGTTTAGTTAGTTTTTCATTAGTTTTTGCTGGATTCCTCGCTGCCAGATGGAGGTAGAAAATTTATTGGAGTAGAGCAGCAGTTTCAGGGTCTTATGGATAGTATAGAAAAAGAAAAGAAAAAATGAAGGATTCAATAATATGGCATATTTATACAAAAATCAACAGGGGCATGAAGTCAATGTACATAGTTTCAGTTCTGGCTCAGATTTCAGAAAATGCCCAAGGCTTTATCAATTAAAGCGCATCTTAGGCTGGCGTGAGAAAGAAGATCGGGCCGCCATGAGATTTGGAAATGCCTTGGAATCTGCTATACAAAAATATCATGAGACTCAATTATCTCCGGAAGAAGAATTTAAAAGAATTTGGGATAAAGTAAGACAGGTTGAGAGTGTAAACTATGGGGAATCTTCTTGGGAAGAAATGTTAATCCAAGGCGCTGATATGTGCAGGCTATATGTTGCTAAATGCTCTACATTTCCGATTGACAGGCCCAAGTTTCAATTGAATTACAGAAAAGAGGTATATCCTAATACTTATTTAGGTGGTATTATTTTCACTGCTTATCTCGATATTCTCTCTCAATTGCCGGAAAGTGGAAAGTTAATTATTGACGTTAAAAGTTCTGGCCGGGACCTGCAATCACCGCTACTCGCTCTTGATCCTCAGCTTCGCCGGTATGCCTGGCTAACGGGAATAGAAAATGTGGCCTTTATGTGGTTTACTAGAGTTACGCCGGAAATAAAAAGGGGCCATAAAGTATATGTATTTGAGCGCCACGGAGATCCCCTAATAGTGTTTGTTGCGGGTATTCCAAATGAATCCAATCCTGTTCTTATTAGCGAAAAAGACTATGAGGAATATGAAAAAAGCAGCCAAGGATTAAAAGGTAAAGCCCTGGATGGCATTAAGGAAAGCTTTGCGGAAACTAGGGGGATAGTTATTCCTCATAGCGGATTTACAAAACAAAGATTAACATTTTTTCAGGGAAAAATCTCCAAAGAAGAACAGGATGATTCCGGAGAGGCTATAGGCCGGGAAATAGCAGAAATTGTAGCGGCAAGAGAGGCTGGTAAATATCCCCAACATTGCGGTATCCGTTTCCCGGACGATAATTGCTTGCATTGTCCTATGCGGGGTATTTGTGGACATGATGATAAGTTAAGAGATGAATTATTGATAGCCCCATCAGCACAACAAGATCCTGATTGGGTAAAAGAATTTTTGGAGGATTAAATAATGAATGATATCAATCATCGGGATATATGGGAATATATAACTGCCAAAGAATTAGAATCCGGCATTGTCAGATTAAGCGATGATATACAATCATGTAGCCTCCATGATTTTTCAAAAACATATAATTACCTATTAAGTAAGAAAATGAAATATGCTCAATTAATAATTACCAGTCCGGGGGGTGGTGCATATCATGCATTTGCTATGTATGATATATTGAAAATGGCTGAAAATAAAGGACTTATAACAACTGGATTGGTAGAGGGATTTGCCGCTAGCGCAGCGTCTATGATTGTTCTTCAGGGATGTAAACATAGGCTATCCACTCCACTTGCTAGGCTACACCTTCATGAAGTTCAGCAATGGGTTTTCTTGGATGTACAAACCGCCTCTGATGTACAGGATAGGGCAAAGGAAATGAAAGTTTTAATGGATATGATTGTAAAAATCTTGTCTGAAAGAACTGGTAGGTCAGCAACAGAACTTTTAGAATTTATCCAGCGCCGGGAAAGGTGGATGTCGGCTAAAGAAGCATTAGAATATGGATTGATTGATGAGATTATTTAGGAGGATGTATGATTACAAAAATCAAGCTTGTTGAATTGATTTTTACAGCACTTCCCCTACCCAGGCCTCATGATATTAGTTGTGTATCTGAAAAAAATGCAATACTTTTTATTTGGGGCGTAGATAAAACTAAATTTAGGGTAAATGTAAATCTTCATGTAGAAGAGGTAAAGGGCTGCCTTGTAAGTAAAAGCGACAAAGCCGCATTAATCGAAAATATTTTTGTTAGAAGCTTAGGACTGATTATTTAGGAGATTTAATGAATAGAATATGTAATCGGATATGTTTTTGTTGTGGGGAACATTATAGAACCGGATGTGTTTTAGGTCCAATTTGCGGTAAGAAGTTTTAAAACTAAGAAAAATCTAGAGGATGATGAATGCCAAAAAGAATCATAGACGGAGAGGCCCTTTGGACATCTCAAAAATTAAAAAATGTTCCCTATGAATATAGACTTCATTATGCCATGTGGATACCATTAGCAGAGGCTAACGGATGTTTTGAGGCTTCCGTGCCTTTAATTAAATCAAAAGTTTATTCATTTTTATTTCCAGATATAGAATTGCAAACTATAGAAGATATATTAACAAGTTTTTGCCGAGTAGGATTAATTAATCTATATAATGCCCGTGGGAAAAAATGGGGATTTTTCGTTGGAATTGATAAACCAGGTAGATTACCTTCTAAAAAACACTTAGATAGATATCAAAATTTACCTCCAGGTCCTATGGATATAAAATCTGTCCCGGAAAGTCCGGGACCGGGAGAGGATAAAACCCAAACCAAACCAATCCAAAACCAAACCAAACCCTTCGGGCATAGTCCCGGACTAGAATATGATGAAAATCAAAAAAAAGACTTATATTCGGAGGAAGAAATGTCAAGCCTTATAAAAGAAATTAGAGGAATTTGTATTAAATATTTTGGAGCTTACGAACCGTTAAAACAGATGGGTGATCCGACTGTGGAGGTTTTGAATGAATACGCTGAAGCTTTTGGTAGACAATTTGTCATAGATTCTTTTGAAGATTTTATTAAAACCCAAGGCTCTGATATAGGCCCGTATCCTATCAGGAAGTTTCTACATTACGCGCCGGATATTTTTAAGGGTAAAAAGATTTTTAAGCCCGATGATATGCTGCAAAATCTTCTTGAAAAGATTATCCGAATTTCTGGATCTGATGTTACTTTTAGCGCGGCTCAACTTGGAGCAGTTAAAGATTTATTGGATAAATATGGAGAAAAAGATTTTCTTCTGGCTTATCGGGATTTTTATTCTCGCATCCAGGGAGATGATTTTCAATTAAAGAATGCCGGAAAGCAATGGGCTGAAAGGGGTGAGCAATTTATTATGAATCTGAATATTGCCCGTGAGCGCCAACAGGAACGAAATATCCTAGCGGGAAAATTAGAAAAATTGGGAAGGGAACAAGTTGATAAAGTTAGGCAAGAAAGAGAGAAAAAAGAAAAAGAAGAAATGGAAACGGAGGTTCCAATATAATGAAACAAGCATATAAAATAGCGATTATTGCGGCCCTTGCATATCTGGTTGGATTTGGAATTACAATAACTTTGGCGTATAAACAGGCCTTGCCAACTCTTCCATTTTATAACAACGCATCGGGAGATAAAGAAGAAAAAGCTATACCCGCAACCGACGAAGAAATTAAGGCGCTATCTAATCAGTCTAAAGAAGCTATGAAAGTTTTTGCGGCTGCGATAGTATTAGAATCAGGCATTGATGTAGAGGCAGCGCAAGAAAATAAAGATATTATTCAGCATGTCATGGAAATATTAGGAAAAATTGAAAAACAACCGCAGTTATTTAATTCGCCCCTTGGATTTGATTTAGTATGGGAATTAGATAATGCTTCTTACAATGCTTTATGGTGCGTGGGAGTGACAGAACATATCGCGGCAGTTTCTTTATACAATAAAGAAGAAATAGACCCCGGATTGATTGAGGTTAATAAGGCTTGTAAAGCTGCTAATCATGCCTTATACGAAGCTTCTATCGTGGCACCGAGATTGTATCGCCAGTATCTTCTAGATCATACAAAATCACAGAAATTACAGGCGGGATTATAAAATTCGGAGGATTCAATGCTTCGCATAGGTGTTATAGGTTATGGCTATTGGGGTCCGAATATAGTTAGGAATTTATATGCCCTGGATGATGTGAGATTTGTATCTATATGCGATCAAGACCCAATAGCCCTAAAACGAGCCATGCGTTTATATTCAAACGCTTGGACTACTTTAAATTCAGATGATATATTACGTTCGCCAGATATTGATGCAATAGCCGTTACTACTCCCACATGGACCCATTTTGATTTAGCAAGGGTTGCTCTTGAAAACGGAAAACATGTTTTCATTGAAAAACCTATGACCCTTTATTCATATGAAGCTGAAAAATTAATTGAATTAGCTCAGAAGAAAAATCTAAAGATTATGATAGATCATACTTTTCTTTTTACTGAAGCAGTTAAAATGATCCATCAATTGATTTATCAAGGCGTGTTAGGAGATGTATACTATTATGATTCCATGAGAGTAAATTTGGGAATTTTCAGGAACGATACCGATGTGATATATGACCTCGCATCTCATGACTTATCTATTATGGACTATATTATTAACAAGAAACCTCAAGGGATAATAGCAACCGGCAAGGCACATTTCAATAAGCATATAGATATGGCTTTTATTACGGTTTATTTTGGAAAAAATACTATTGCCCATATAAATGTCAACTGGCTTTCGCCCGTAAAAGTACGAACCACCTTAATCGGAGGGTCAAGGAAGATGATAATGTGGAATGATCTCGATGCAGATGAGAAAGTAAAAGTTTATGATAAGGGCGTGCAATTGGCCGACACGCAAAATATCCATGAGGCTTTGGCTAGTTATCGATCCGGAGATATTTGGATTCCTAAACTATCCCAGGAAGAAGCGCTAAAAGTGGAATTGGCCTATTTTTTGAAATGTATTGAGACAAATGAAACTCCCATTAACGATGGCGTTTCCGGTTTACGGATAGTTAAATTGCTTGAAGCAGCAGAGGAATCTATACGGATGGGAAGGGAAATTATATTGTAAATGCGATATACATTTAATTTATCTTTTATTAAAAATTGCCATTTTGGAAAAGATGTTAGAATCTCCAAATTTTTGAATCTTTACGATTGTACTATTGGGGATGAAACCAAGATCGGTGCATTTGTAGAAATTCAAAAAGGCGTTATTATTGGGAAAAGATGCAAGATTTCTAGCCATAGTTTGATTTGTGAGGGTGTAATTATTGAAGATAATGTTTTCATCGGACATGGGGTTATGTTTACCAATGACAAATATCCCAGAGCAACTAATCCAGATGGAACCCCTCAGGGGCCGGATGATTGGAAATTAGAACGAACCTTGGTGAAACGGGGAGCCTCTATAGGATCTAATGTCGTCATCCTGCCCGGAGTAATTATTGGAGAAAATGCTATGGTGGGGGCCGGAAGTGTAGTCACCAAAGATGTTTTGCCTAATACGGTTGTATTGGGAAATCCGGCTAGAATGCAAGTAAGGGGTTGACCAATATGAAAATATATGAACTGATTAAATATTTATATGGTATAAAGCCACGCTATACGGCTTTCTGCTTAACCCCTAAAACAGAACCAAAACAAATTAAATTGCCCAATGGAACTATTATAACCTATACAAATAAAGGCATTAGCTCTTACGAAGCCCGACATTTTCAAACTCCAGAATATGCTCAAGAATGGGCAAGGCTATCTGGTATCCAGATTTCGTTGGCACACGCTAGAAATTGGTTACCTACATCAGGCAGCGGCATCTGGCGAAGGGGTTCAGAAAATAAATATGCAACCCGACAAAGACTTTCTTAAAAGGCATCCGTCCGTTATCCGGTTATATGCTTCTATTTTGGGTCAGCAATTACAGAAGGAAGGCCCAAATTATGTGGCATTATGCCCAATGCACCCGGATAAGTCTACTAAATCTTTTAAAATCAAAGTCGGGCCGGAAGATAGGAATTACTGGCATTGCTTTGGTACTTGTAGCCGTGGAGGGGATATATTTGATTTATTGATGCTTATCAAACCGGATAGATTTAAAAGTTATAGCGATGCGGTTTCTTTTGTTAGGGAATATGTGGAAAAGAATGCCACTAGTTGGGATAAAGATAAAGACAAGGTTGATGCTATTTTTAAGCCCCTATCAGAAGAGAAAAAAGAATATCGAAAAATTGATCTAAAGTGGTATCTCGATCATTATGTCGCTAATCTTATGAATAGTTCAGAAGCTCAAGAATGGCTTATGCGGGAGCGCGGCATAACTCTAGAAACAGCCGTTCGTTTAAATCTAGGCTACATTAAAAATCTGGGAGAAAAGTTGGGTCAGGATTTAGCCGATAAAGGTTGGATTTCTCTTCCCTATATTGACAATGAACAAGTGATTCTTTTAAAATACCGCAGCATGGCGAAAAAAGATTACAGACGTTTTCCCGGTATGGAAACTACCTTATTTAATCTACCCACCATTGATGCCTTTGACAGTCTTTATACCTGTGAGGGGGAGTTCGACGCCAGTATTTTAGAACAAGCTGGATTCCATGCTATCTCTTTACCAGCAGGAACTAATTCTAAATATAAATCAGTAATTACTTCCGAAATGCGTGATCGTATTATGGAGGCCAATGAAATTATTTTAGCAGGAGATAACGATCCCACTGGCATAGGAACAATGGATAAGTTGTGGAATGAATTAGATGATTGTAAAAAAGTTCGTCGGCTTGTATGGCCGGAAGGATGTAAAGATGCTAATGCTACTTTTCTTACAAAATGTAAGGGAGATGTGCAAGAATTTAAAAAATTAGTTGAAGAATTGTCTGCGGCATCTAGGTTATACGTCATGAAAAATGTATATTCTCTACAGCAGGCAATGCTCTTATCGGGACGTACCAATCTGGCAGATGATCCTCGACGCTTACGCTTTCCATGGCCCAGCGTAGATAATATGGCAATTCTTTTACCTGGATCGGTGATGGCCTTTTCAGCTACACAGACAAAACAGGGTAAGAGTACATTTATTTTACAATCTACTTTAAATCAAGCTATGCAATATAAAGAGGTGATCTTAAATTATCAATGCGAACTAACTAGAGATGAGCTAGCCTGTATAGCGACTTCCCATCTTCTTCAGCGCAATCGCAATCACTTAACGCATGAAGATTATATTGAGGCATCAAAATTAATTGCTGGTATACAATATTATATTGGCCGAGATGAAACATTACGAACCATTACACCGGTCTTGGATTTAATCGAGGCAGCTATTAAACGCCTGGGGGCTACGGTTGTAGTCTTAGATCATTTTCATTTTGTTTGTCGCAATGTTGATAATCAAATACAGGAGGAGGAAAATGCCTTCCAAAGAATAAAACAAATGGCCGGTAAATATAAGATTAAATTTATTGTGATTGGACAGCCCCGCAAAGCCCGACAATCCGAAAAGGGTAAGATGATTCATATCACAGATTTAAAGGGATCGGAAGTCTTTGGTTCGGACAGCGATGCTATATTTATTCTCCATCGAGATTTAATTGTTAATTCAGACCCCGATAATCCCCCGGTAGACGATTATGAGCCGGATACTAAAATAGTGCTATTAGCGGCTCGGTCTAAGGGGGATGGGGCAACTGAAGCTCGACTTTATTATACTGGTACTTTGGCCACTTTTAGGGAAATGGATGAAATGACTTTTAAAGATAAAGGAGATGCGATTCAGGATAACGTACAATCTGAATTATAAAGTATCGAAATTTGTGGGAATCATGGTATTATAATGGTGGAGGATGTAGATGACATTAAGTGAGCAGGATCTTAATACGCTAAAAAGATTGGTAACCGTGCTCTATAATGCCACCAAATCATATAGGAATTCTCAAATCACTTTTAATGCTAAAGTGGAAACTTTACATGCGGCTGATTATGGAATCGATATCGTAACCCCATTTCCGTTTTCCGGAATCGATCCTGCTATATTGTTTCGGGTAAACGCAAAAGCTTTGCGCGATGTTTTGGTGGAATTCGATAAAGAAATAGAGTTTAAGCCAGAAGAAAATTTTCTTTATATAGAAAGGGAATCTGCCAAGATTAAAATTCCTATTCAGAAAGTTAAAATTATTCCTGATATGCCTGTATTAGAGGGAATATTAGGCCTACAGTGTCCTGGTAAACAACTTTGTGAGCTTTTGGATTATGCGTTAATGATTGAATTGAATTTAGGATATCCCGACATTCAAATCGAATTAAATAAAAGTCAATTACGGGTCTTTTCTACCGATGGACGCTGTTTAGTTATGGCACAACAAAAATTAGAATCTGACCATCCCCCTGATCCATATACGATTTTAATCGGAAGACATGCGGCAGAAGTAGTGCAAATGGTCGGATCTAAATTAAAAGATATCATAATCTTTGCTAATGAAAATACTTTAGCTTTTGATTTAGGAAATATCCGTCTATATGCTCGTCCTAGTAGTCGTAAATTTCCTGATTACGGAGGTTTTATGGATTTTCCATATAGGAATTCTTATTATATTGCACCGTCAAATATTAAAAAGGCTTTAAAGATTTTGGCAACAGTTATAGAAGATGAAAAGGGAACTACAGTAATATGGAGATTCTCAGGGGATAAATTAACCCTATCAGTGAATGATGAACAAGCAAATAATACCATCGAGATAACTCCCATAACGTATGATCCCGCCTTTGGCGGATCAGATGAAACAGTAAAGCTTGGATATGCTTATCTTAAAAAAATATTTGATATTTTTCATGATACGGTCATGGTTAAAATTCACACGGATGATGGGAAGCCAGTGCAGTTTGAATGTAATAATGTTAGGGTTACATTGGCGCAAAAGGTATAAGGATTTCAATGACTGTTGACCCAAATAATATACCGCTGAAAATGACACGAGAAGAATTGGAATATTGGATTCTCTTTGCTATTTGTGTTGCTAATAAACCAGCAAGCGTGACATCTCAAAAGATGAATCAATTCATGGCGCTATCTGAAAAATCGATGCCATTTGAAAAAGTTCAAGACATGTTAGATCATAATAATCTTGATTATTGTTTGCGTTTAGTAAAATTCGGTCAATATAAGCGTATTAATAAAGCATTTATAGAAGCTATTAAATTAGATTTAATAAAATTAGAACAAGCTGAGCCGCCTGAAGCTCTTCAAATGCTTATTAATATTTCGGGTATAGGTACTAAAACGGCCCGTATGATTTTAATGTATGCCTTTCCAGCGCATGCAGATCTATGGGTTCCGCTGGATACGCATATTCTTAAATTTTTACGCAAACAGGGTTATGTTACACCGGCGCACACTCCCCCTGCCGGTATTATCTATAACATTCTTCAAGATGCATTTCGCCGTGAAGCTCAAAAGCGAAATATGACCATGCGGGAATTGGATACTAAAGTTTGGTTATCTTATGCAGAGAATAAGGGGGATCTTTCCTGGGATATACAAGCGGAGCAAAATAATGGACGAACAATTAGCCAAAACTGAAAAATTAGAAAAATTTATATTTACCCCATCTGATAAAAAGCGGGCGGGAGAATTAAAAAAGGAAATCGATGATACTGTAGTGCGGATTGCAGATGGGTATATTGCAGTCCACCAGGGATTCGTCCGGCTTGGGGCTTTGGTTTTAGAAGTAGAACAGAAGAAATTTTGGTATTTGTGGGGGTCTACTTCTTATCATAATTATATTTATGATTTGGGCAAGAAAATTCTTAAGGGGCATACGCAGATCTATAATGCGGTTAGCGTTGCGAGACATTTACTTCCTCATGTGAATGAAAAAGATTTAGAAGATATGGGTATCACAAATGCGAATGCCCTTGCTAGAGTGGTAAGGATAACCGGTCAAGCGCCTTCAGAAGGTATTGTAGAAGCTGGGAAAGCGATGACGCTTCCCGAATATCGCGCTGCTCTTGAAAAAGAATTCAAAGTAATTGATACTAAGCCTGGTGAAAAATATCGAGACTTGGGAGGTTTCTGGTGTACAGATGAAGAATGGGAAACGATTCAGCAGGCATTAAGAATTTTAAAAGTGCAGATGATTAAATCAGGGGAAGTCACAAAAGATAGTAACGAACAATATATTTTTAAGATTTCTATATTGCATATGGCAGAGGAAATTATAGGAACCTATTCAGAGGAGGAATCAAATGATCGTTAAAATAACCCTTAAATATACTTCATTAGGTTTGGGATCTGTTTATCAATATCCTCTTGAGCGAGTATTCTTGGATGTAAAAAAGATTTCTTTTTCTCCTAGATTTGTGGTAGTGAAATTGGAATCGGGTGCAACGCATTCATTTCCTATAAATGAAATTCTTGAAATAACTAGAAAAGAAGGAAGTGCTTCCCGTGGACCGGAAATAAAAGTATAATTTAAAATGAAAGCAATTGCTTATGTGGAATTAAAAGACGGTCAGCCGATTCGGATTTTTCGTACCGTAAAATCGGCTATGGCATATTCTGCCAAGATAGTTACGCATCCTGAATTAAAAAACCGGCAGGTTGTGCCGATGGCAAGGATGGATGCGGTTAGAGCGATTAGGAATAAAATATTTGAAATGCAAGGCCATCGCTGCTTATGGTGCGGAGAATGGCTGGCCAAGGATACAGCGCAGATGCATGAACAGCAGCCGCGTGGGGAAGGCGGCGAAATTAGCTTGGAAAATTCGATTGTGCTTTGCTATGATTGCCATCAGGGAAGAAAAGATAGTGCCCATGGGAATCGAAGATTACATTTTGGAGGTAAATAATGTGGATTAGATTAACAATGCCCAATGATAAAAGTATCTATGTAAATTCAGAAGCTATGGATTTTATTCGACTCCCCTTAGCTGTAGAAAATGGGGAATGTGTCATTGGATTTGCATCTGGACATATACAAGCATTTAAAGAATCCTTTACTGAGGTTATATCTAAAATCATCAAGGAATAAAATATGGGAACCACGAGTCAAACCAAAATCACTGTTACCTGTGACAATCCTAAATGCGATGCGGTTGTGGAATGGGTTGCGGAAGAAGTAGAACAAAATGAAGAGGCTGTTCCGGAAGCCTTTTTCCGGATTTTAAAATTAACTCGAAGTTATATTGATCCGGCTTCTGGCGAAAAATTAAATCTTTGTTTTTGTTCGGCGCATTGTTTAATTAAATGGCTTCAAAGTTGTTATAAGCCCTCTATTTCTCCGCGTGAAAAGACTCGGCAGATGCAGGGCAATAAGGATATTTCCAAGGCTGAAAGTGCTTGCAAGGCAACTGGTGTTATCGACACCATTCCGCCCCCGCTACCGGAGGGGATAATATTATCCCCTCCGCATTTTCTGCAAGGCGAAGAGAAAATAGTTCGGGCTGAGGAGGTCGATAAAAAAGCGGTCAACGTAGTTCCAGCCCCGATACCGGAGGGAATGGTATTATTCCCTCCGTATCCTCTTGCTCCAAAACAAGCAGAAGATGCTGCGGCAATGCAAGCGGATAATGTAACACCCTTGGAAAGTATTGAAAATGAAAACATTAATCCATCATAGGAGGAAAAATGTGGATTTATGAACAAGCTACCGGTCGTCTATTAACTCCCGATATAAGCCATATAGCTACCGGTTATGCAGGTGGTAATGAAGGAAAAAATCCTGAAGGCAAAAATAATCCAGATATGCAATGTATTCCAGATGTGGGGCCATTGCCACGCGGTATTTATTATATGCAGGAACCAGTGGAGCATCGCTTAGGGTTATTCGCAATACCATTATTGCCAGATAAAAATAATGATATGTGCGGACGCGGAGGATTTTATTGCCATGGTGATAAAATTTCTGATCCGGGAAACGGATCAGAAGGATGTATTGTGATGCCAAATGAAATCCGTCATAAGATGTGGGATTCCATAGATCATGTTATAGCAGTGGTACATGGATAAAAATATGGATGAAGATCTTCAAAGAGAATATTTAAGTCCGGCTGGATACTTGCTTTATTTAGCATGTACTTTAGCCTGGAGGGAAGAAAGAAGTAATGGATTAAATGGAATGATGGGAGTATTGTTTGTGCTTCGCAATCGGGTGAAGAAAGAATTTTTCGGTGGATCGCTCTATAAAAATATTATTCAGCACGGTCAATTTTCCAGCATGACGATTGTGGGAGATTCCCAGACTGTTGCATATCCTGATCCCGCTGATCCGACATTCCAAAAATTAATGTCTATGGCCCCTTCGATTCTTAGTGGGGCTAATGAAGGTGATATTACGGCGGGGGCTTTATATTATGCCGATCTTGGAAGCCCTGCATATGTTAAGGGCGGATGGTTTGATAAGACGATAGTGAATTCTAGCCAACATGAAAGAACAGCGGCAATCGGCAGCACCTTATATTTTAACTAGGAGAATGAAATGAAATTGTTATTGGCTTTAATTTTGGCTGTATTATCTGCACCATTGCTTTTGGCACAAACTCTTTCCCAGGCGGAGAAGGATTATGTCAACAATACATTGTACCCCGCGACAGCGTTATTATATGTGCAAAACTCGGAAGGTTCCATGGACATGCGATGCACAAGCACGGCCATAGCAGAAGATGATAAAAGTTATACATTTGTCAGCGCAAGCCACTGTGGATGCGTAGAAGATACAGTGAAAAATCTTGTGACTCCAGAAAAAACTTTTTTCTTTATAGCGCCGGATTCCAGTAAAGATAAAATTTACCTTCGAGCAACTGTTGTGGGATGCGGATTCCGCCATCGTGGTGATGATTTTTTATTGCTCACTATAGGTAAGACTGTACATTTCCCTATTGTACCGCTTGGTAAAGATCCCAAATTACTTGATGCATTTATTAATATAGGGGGGCCGCTAGGATTAGGACGACAAGTTTTTCTTGGTTCGGTTAGTGCTCCGAAGGTAGATAGACCTATAATAGAGGGTGATATAAATTGGGAAGGGGCTGTATTAATTCAGGAATTTGGTGTAAATGGCGGATCTAGCGGATCAAGTGTTATATGTCTCGATCAGCATGCTGTGTGCGCGTGTATAGTGGGTAGCGTTGGAGAGACTACTATAATCGGAATGCCAGTTTCCAGATTAATTAAATTTAAGGCTGATTTAGAGGCTGGAAAATACCGCTGGTATAATTCAAATCCCGATTTGCCTGCAAAAATCATTGTAGAAGGAGAGAGCGGAAAGAAAGACTAAGGTGATACATGTTATATGCATTTACTGCAATTACGCTGGCTTTACTAATCTTATTAGTGGGTGGGGGCACCGTGGCTATCGTGGCCCTCTGGTCTTCTTCCAGAACTTATCGACAAATAGCAGAACAATTAAAAGAGGAAGGATTGCGCTTGGCTGCTCAACTTGCAGAGCGCGACCTTCACTGCCAAGCGGTGGCAAAAGCTTTAGAAATAGAACGCAATGTCTTCCAGGAATTTATTAAGAAGCCTATTATTGCCGCTCTTAGTACAGAACAATTTCAAATTTTGGTTCGGGAAATTAAGTCGGGATTAAAGTACGATAAAGATAAGGAATTATTGAATTAATGAACATAAAAGCGATTAACGCTCGCCTTGAAAAATCTTATGGCATAACCCTGGACGAATATAATCAACTGTTGAAAAGCCAGGATGGGGTGTGTGCAATTTGCAAACGTCCGCCAAAGAAAAATATGCTTAGCGTGGACCATGACCATAAATTTAATAAAATCAAGGGCTTTGTGGCAAAATACGGCGTAAAATATGAGGCCATCCCAACCGGAAAGTTTTGGGAATTTATCAAATTAACTCCCAATAAAGGTATTATTGGGGCCACAAGAAAAGAAGCTCTGGAAAAATTTAGGGCATTTTTCAAAAGAAGATCAATAAGAGGTTTGTTATGTATGAGATGCAATCGTTCTCTACAAATGATGTGCGATGATCCTGTCAGATTAAGGAGAGCGGCTGATTATTTAGAGCTATTTAATTTGTCCGTAAAGCGGACGGATACAATACAATGATTGCAAAATATACTTGCATTAGATGCCATAAAAAGATTAAAGAGGAAGCGTGGTTACATTATGATAAAATAGAATTGGCATTATGCAAAGAATGTACTATAAAATCCGTTATGCAATGGGAATCGGATCTCCTGGCGGCAATCAATATTCCTAGCGCTGCTATAGCTGCTTTAGGTAAAAGAGCTAACGGCTTAGCCGGTAGAACTAAAGGCAAAATAGTTAGAAATCATAATCCGGCAATGCCAACATTATCACTAGAAAGAATGTTTGCGATGGCAAAATCGGTATGGCAAAAGACTATAATATAAATACAAAACAGGAAAACAATTCTGAAATGATATTTAATCAGGCGGTTACATTTAGAAGTGTAAGAATGAAAGATCCGGACTTTATTACTTTGCATAATATATGTAAATTATTAGATTGTAAGCCAAGTCAAGTATCGAGAAAAGTAAAAGAACTTTTTGATGAGATAGAAAATCTTATAAAACAGATTAGGGAATTTCACTAGGATAAAAGTTGTAAATGAATTTTTAGGAGATTAGAATGAAAAAGATTTGTGTTGTTTCGGATATTCATGCGGGAAGTAGTTATGGATTACTTCCTCCGAATGCACATTATGGAGAGAATGACTGTCCGCAAAATGATTGCCAAAAATATCTTTGGGATCTATGGCTGAAACATTGCGAAACTTTGAAGCAATTAAGGCCCGATCTTTGCATTTTTTTGGGCGATGCTATAGACGGAGATCAATGGAGAAATGGTGGGAGGGAAGTTCGCTCTGTAATTCTTTCTGCTCAAATTGAATGGGCAAGCGAGATCCTTTCTTATCTTCCTAAAGTTCCTAAATATTTTATCCATGGAACTCCTTATCATGATGGCAAGTCGGGAGAATGCCTTGAATTAGTTGCAAAAGATATGAAGGCCGTTCAGCCTCCAAAGGGATATCCTTTAGCTGGAAATTATTCCTTCCATAGCCTGGATTTATCTATGGAAGGAGTGGATATTAATTTTTTACATGAAATTCCCATTAGCGGAGCGTTATATCGAGGGGTGGCTCCAGATAGGGAAATGATTTGGAGCGCCCTGGCCGGGAAAGAAGGAAAGGCTTTAAAATGCGATTTGGTTGTAAGGGCGCATGCTCATTATTTTGTACATGTAGAACATGCAAGTAAACATGGCGTGATTAATCCCTGCTGGCAACTTCCTACGCCTTATACTACTAGAAAATCCGCTTTCCGGATGATACCGGATATAGGAGGAACCTTTATTACGGTTGATGGTAAAGCAAAAGAGGCAGGAAGAGATCCTATTTTTGTTCAAAAATTTATTTATCCTCTGCCTCTATTTAAATCCATATCAATAGGGAAATAAATATGGATGCTAAAAAATATTTTAAAGATCAAATATTAGCCATGAAAAATATTAAGCCAAGAATTGTGGATATGAATATTAATTTTATTATTAATGATATTCCTTTTAAAGAATCGAATACAGATAGGGTTAAGAAATATTTGCAATCTTTATCATTAGGGAAAATGGTTACAACCAATAAGCTTGCTAATATTTTACAGATACATCCGGCGGATTATTCTTTAAAAAAATTATCCGATTATCAAGTTCGATATAATGGAATAAAATATTGGGGAAATATAGATACTATAAAGAAATTTAAAGAAAAATATCTTTAATTTAAATGAGATTATATTTAGCTGCTAGCTATTCTCGCAAAAAGGAAATTAAAGCCATAGCCAAGCGCTTTAGAAAGGCTGGCTTTAAAATAACATCGGATTGGTTCAATCGCACTGATGGCCTTCATTTAAAGGAAGAGGCGGAAAGCGATATTGCCGGTGTGCGTCTGTGCGATGCGCTTGTACGCTTTACTGACAAAGCAGATGAAAGTTATGTTCCAATAGAATTAATCAGTGGCGGTAGGATGTTTGAAACGGGATTTGCCTGTGCTATAGGAAAGATTATAGTTACCGTGGGCGGGAAACAGAATGTATTTGATGATTTGCCTTATATTATTCATGCAGAAAATGTTTCACATGCGATTAAAATCTTAAGGAGAAAACGGGATGGGATCAACGCAAAGATTCGCAACGGGAGCAACGCGAGATGCAGATGAAGGAAAATTAGATTATGAAGGTTTTCTTTCCCCTTTAGCAATTAAGCGATATGCTCAATATATGCATGAGCATAGAATGCAATCAGATGGCACTTTAAGAGATTCAGATAATTGGGCCAAGGGAATTCCGCGTAGAAAATATATGAAATCGTTATATCGTCATGTGTTAGATGTATGGTATCTCTTGCGTGAATATCCAGAACTGGCAACCACCAATGATATTCAAGATGCCCTTTGTGGAGTCATGTTTAATTCAATGGGGATGCTCCATGAAATACTTCTTAAGAGAGACGTCAATTCATGATTTATAAAACCACCAAAGAAAATTTTGAATGCTTTAAGCAGTCTGTTATTTGCTGGCAAAAATTATTTGGCCTTACCGATTATCGTATAGAAGTAGAACACAATAAACTTCAGCGGCAGGATGCTCTGGCTCATATATCTTGCGATATAGATGAAAGGTGGGCCGTTATTACTCTCAATATAAAATGGCCTTTTAAGCCAAACGGACTCGGCTTAGAAAAATCAGCATTCCATGAAATCTGCCATCTTTTGACGGCAGAAATGGATAAGCTTGGCAAGGAAAGATATAGTACTTTGGATGAAATTAATCGGGCTAATGAAGCATTTGTTTCAAGAATGGAAAATTTCTACGAAGATTTTATCTATCCAAAAATGAAAAATGGGCATCTTAAAAAGAATGCCCATTGAAATAAAAATATATATTTTTTATTACGTAATTACTCTTCTTCCCAAGGCCTTGATCCGGGGAACGTCCTAAGAATCCATTGATAAGTTGGATCTGCTTTTCTTTCAGCCGGGGTCATTTTCTTTAATGCCTTCGTCTGGTAAGCCTTTTTCTTTTGTAGCATTAAGGCCGAAAGAGATGTTTTTTCAGAACTAGTCATTAAATCCCACACTTGTAAAAAATCCGGCATGGCTAGCCTACTACATCTGAGATATAGCCTAGCTAATGCCGGGTCCATACCTCCTGTAGTTCTAATTTCTTTTACAATACGCTTAGCTTCATCAAGCGGAATCTGCCCATCTTCAACCATTTGATGTAAATCTTGTTGGCTTATTTCGCCCTTACGAAGTTGATCTTCATATTCCAACATTAATTGATGTTTGCGAAGGGCGGCTTCATCCACTGGACCTTCTTCAGTTCTATTAGTAGCTAATTGTATGGCCTTACTTTCAGCCTCAGATCTTAATGGAGTAGGAATAATTCCAGCACCCCTTAATCCCTGTTGCCAACTAGGAATTTCGGCAGGCATTTCACCCGCTGCGGATTTGCCTATATATTGCAGTGAAATGGGCATAACATTACGGACCACATCCATAGTTTGCTGCCATGGGGTTAATTTTCTGCCTAAAGCATCTCTGCCACTATATAAGCTGGTAGCCATGCGCATAGTAGGACTTGCCCGACCACGCATAAAGCCAACCGGATCATCAGCCATATGAAACATATCGCCCGGCAAGGTCCGCATACTCCAAACTTTTTTATGGCCTTCTTTATCTTCTGTAACTATGCCAAATGGAGCTTCTGGATGCGCCTGTCCGTTATTTACAAGCATATTGACGGCCCTAGCGGTTACCCACATTGCGCCTACAAAATAAGCCATATCGCGGCGTAATAATTTCCCCCCGGTGGGATCGAATAATCTTTTGACTAAGCGGACTTCAGATTCCAGCCAATCTGGAGCTAGAGTAACCAAGCGGAACCAATCTTGAGTACCAACAGATCTTCCCATATCTCGGTAATTCAATCCACCAAATCTTTCATTGGTTTCGATAGCCGCTGCCCTTGCCGCTGCCCTGATTGGATCAAGGCCAGAAAAATCAGGATGGGCCTGTAAATATCGCTCATATAATTTTGGATCTTTGGCAAATCTTTCTCGCCATTCCCCAAATAATTTTTTCCCCACCATGGCTTTAAGGCTAGGCATTAATCTTTCAAAAGTAAATTCTTGTAGCCAATTTTGCGCATCGCGTATTCCAGGCATTTTTCTTAACAATATACTTTTAGTCCCGCTAGCCGATAATCCTTCGCTAAAGTCTGATTCTGCCTGGAATCGATGGCCTAATGTCATTGACTGTTCAACTAACATAGCTAGGTCTGGATCTGTTTTTAAATCCCACTTAACTAGTCTTGGTATTACACCACTCATAAGGGAACGCAATCCAAGTTGACTGATATGAAAGGGTGATAATGATAATAGAATTTGTTTAAATTGTGTTCCTAATCCTAATACAGCCCGGCCAACAGCGCTTCCGCGCAGCGGAGATTGTTCGAGTCCTAATCTGCGAGTCACATATTGATAAACATCGGGATGAACCCTTACATCACCCTTAACTAAGACTGGAGTTCCATCAGGCGCATAAGCAGCCCAATTCCAATGCCTAAAGGCTGGATGGTCAATGGTCATGTAATCATGTGTATTATAGAGATATATTGGATCGCCTTTTGGACGCTGAAGCGTGGCATCTAAAGGATCTTTAGGCGGTGGATTATCTGGTACTCCGGTTAATCTTTGTGTCTTATCTTCTATGGCGGGAGGCAATGCCATTTCTTCTCCGGATATAGGCCCACCCTTTTCTTGAAGTAATATATTTTCTTTATTGGCCCTATTTATTAATTTCCTTGTAATATCTTTTATAGTACCATGATAATGATTATATTGCCTATCCTCCCATTCTTCTAGTGGTATTTCTCTTAAAACAGATATATATATATCTGAATTATCTGGAGATGCCGGTAGTCTATTTAAAGTATCTAGAGCGGATTGATAACTAGATGTTTCAATGTTCCATTGTTTATAATCGGGTGCATTATCTGATTTCCAAGATCTAATTCTAATATAACCCCTGTCTATTGCTTTATTGCTAGCCTCCTCTCCAGTTCCAAATCGTTCGGGTAATATATCTGGATGTTCAGATCCTTCTGGTAATTCTTTGAATTTTCCAGATGGAGAAATCCATCCACTTCCGGTAATGGATTCTTGAATGCCCATTCTTTGAAATAGTAATTTAGGAGGTTTTGTTGGAAAATCCACAAATCCCTTTGGTTCTTTATAGTTATACCGACCCGAATATCCTGCCGCCCTTAAAGCATTATCTACTCTATCTTGAACATATCTAGGATCGATCAATTCTACTCTGGCAAGTTCTCTGGCAATATATGCAAGATGGTTGGTATCATTATTAGCTGCTGTTTTTTGGATATTTTTTAAATCTTCGGGTCTGGATTTTTCAGCCATTTTCAAAATATGCCTTAACGAATCTGCATAGATTTCTGGATCTTTTATAATAGCATCATTATGCCGAAGTCGCATTTGCCTAAACCATTCATTCATTGGCATTGGATGATCCCATAGCAAGGCAGCGCCATCTTTTACAGCTTGATCCCGTTCATCCCATGCCGGAGATTCTTGAAATAAAGCTGTAGGATTAGAAGGTATATTTTCTATAGATCGTGGAGTTGAATATGCTTCTGTATTTAATTCATTAGAAATCCTACCATGAATATTATGTTCACCCATCATGCCATATCGCAATGCTCGAATGGCATCAATAGGATCGCTAGTGATAAATGGTTTTGATTTGCCGCTGAAAATGCTGAACGATTCGGCATCTCCGAATCTTTCCTGGATGGCCCTAGCAATAGCATTTTTCGCGGCTATATCAAATTTCCCAGCTTCAAACCAATATCCATTTCCATTCTTGCCAAATTTTATAGCTCCCTTTTCCAAGGCGCTGTCAACTGTATCTCCCAATCCATATTTCAGCATGGATGATAATTTCAAATTTTGTTCGTGAGTGCTAAATTTTCTTATTGGAATTATATCGTTTCCAATAATCCAACCCTGTTCATACGGCTTGCGCGTTATTGGCTTGGGGATTTCGGCTCTAAGGCGTAAGATACTGTCGGCTTTGGCTGCCCTGTTTTTTTCGAGATCGGTTCTGTAATCCTGGATGCGTGTGGCAATATCTTGCAAAGTCTTAATATCAGGTTTTTCAACTGAGCCTTCCTCGATTCTTGTGACTGCATCTTTTGCTGCGCGTTCTGCGTTCTCAATAACGCCTGGATCAATTCCTGCTCCTGTGAGGGCATCTCTTACCTCCTTATCGGTTGCTAAAAGTTCTACTAAATCTGTGGTCTGTGCTTTTAATTCTTTTTGCCATATATCCGGACTGGATTCCATTTGTTTAACAATAAAATCTAATGGCTTGCTACTCGCTGTATCCAATCCACTTAATTCCGCTAGGGTTCTCATAAATATCCATACTGAGGCCTGCGCTTGTGATGGAGTCCAGTTTAAATCCTTGGCTATGTTTCTTAATTGAGCTTGATATAACAAATATTCATGAGGCCTGCCTTGATAATCAAACGGTTTTTGGCCCTTAAACAATTGCATCCATGTATCAATTGTAGCTCGATGGTTATTGCCCATTAAATTAGCGAAGAAGGCAGAAACTTTTGGCCCTGAAAGATCACTCCATTCCGATAGGGTTGACATAATATTGTCCGGGACTTTATATGGTCGTGGTTCTCCGGTGCGATAATCTCTATAATCATCATAATATTCAGAACCGGCTAGATCTGTTCCAATTTTTTGAGATTCAATTGCCCTGCCATGCGCTATATCAGTAATTGATTTTCTGTCCGCTGGCCTTCCTTTATCATTCCAATCTCCCCATATCTGCAAAGCCTGGATAAGGTCCGTTTTTACAGCCTTACGGGGAGAAATGGCAGCAAGTAATTTAGTAAAAATTGGAAAATCTTCCGGATTGAATATTTTTTGGAATCCAGCTAAATATCTATCATACCAGAAACGGCCTCCTGCGCCCACTAATGCGGCAGCTTTTAATTGTTCGGGCATTGCTTTATCGGCGGTATCTGCTGCCAAATATAATTTTTGATAATGCGGTGACAGTTTATTCCATTCCCATTGGTCAATACCTGAAGGCGTGGGAGTCTGTTGTTTTCCATATCTTTCCGCTCCATGGGATTCATCAATTAAATCCTGGGCATGTTTATAAATCTCACCCATTGCATGATGCAAGCGGGGATCTATTTCTTCGGCCAACTTTCTAGAATACAAGGCATATCTTTCCCTGGCTTCGTTGACGATTTTTTCTAAAGGCGAGGCGGATTCATGCAAGGTGGTAATATCAATATCTGGGGCTAGTTGAAGTAAAAATTCCGCTCCTTTAGTTGCGGCAGCATGCAATTTGTCAGTACTTATAGCTGGAAGTCTACGTTTTAAAGATTCTGGCATGCTGTTAAGCATTTGGCTTGCCAATCCATAAAGCTTGCCAGCAAAATTTCTTAACATTGTAGTATCTGCCCAGCTTTTTTCTAGGGCATTTTCATCAAAATCAGCCTCGGATGCGGTGGTAAGTTTTTTGGCTAATTCAGTTCCCTCATATACTGCTGTGTTATAAATATTGGCATGGGAGATATTATCCGCATTCTTTTGCAACCAATCCACGGTACGAGCCATAGATTCGGCTGTTTCTCCCGGAAGTCCGATCATGATGTTGGGAATCAGGGCAATATCCGCTTCCTTTAGCCTGGCGGCTGCCTTATCAATTAACTGCTCTGTAGCTGGTTTGTGCAATTCTTTCAATAGATCATTATTATAAGTTTCTACTCCGATTTCCGCAAAGCGGATACCAGATTTCTTTAACCAATCAATGGAAAATTTATTTGCTTGCGCGGCTGTGGTTTGTATAATGAATCCGCCAAAATCGGGATTAATATCCTTGATGCGGTTATAAAGTTCCGGAAGCATTTCATAATTGGGAGCTTGCCCAAATGTTTTGTCGTTCAGATATACCAATCTCGAACCTAGCTTGCCAATAGCATCGGCCTGTTGATTAATAGCTTCTGGAGATGGCATTTCAATGCGTTTTTCTATCGTACAAAAGGCGCATTTATGTAGGCATCCAGTAGACATGGTAAGGCGAGGAATAACATCCTGGCCAGATTCTTTGAAGTGGCGATAGTCCACGCCTTCTTTATACGGCACGCCCATGTCACGGGCTAGGCTTGCCATATTATCATGCCATTTTACATTAGGTAAATCTTTAAAGAATTCCGCTCCACCGCTATATCCGCCAACATCTATATGGCCTTTATAGGCAGATGCTATATTACGGATCATATCTCTATTAACATCTAGTGCTGAAAATGCTATTCTTCCATATCCGGCCTTACTCAAAAAATCTTTAGCTTCCGATAAACTACGGATCACATATGCATCAGCATCGGGAATAAAATTAGAAGCAAATCCCATCCACTGCGGAATCTCCCAAAAATCATCTAGGCGTTTATATCCCGGCCTGCTACCATCATATAATTTATCATAATAACGGCTTTCCATAACCTCTTCCGGCAATCGAGGTTCGCTTGATTCTGGGTTAATTAGCTTATTGGATATTTGAACGAGCAATGTTCTATGAGCATTGCCGGTTTCTCGCGCTCCCTTGCCCGTGTCTACGGATCTACGTATCCAGGGGTTTCCGGTATCAGCAGATGCTTCCTTATAGGTATAATTGGGATTGGAAATATCGCTTCCATCAATATTTAGAAGCTTTAGATCTGGCAACCCCTCCCTGGATCTTATTTCTTCGGCACTTAAAGGAATATTAGCTAAATCAATTGAATCTTTTCCTTGCAGGAGAGTATCATTTGGTCTAGCCAGCTTTCTCATTGCCTGTTTACGAAAACCAAATTCCGAATCGTTAGCTTCGGCAAGATTTCTATAAGCCAAATGTCCATAACCCTCTCGATCAACATTCCAGTCAATTCCAATAGGGCTATTAGGATGAGTTTTTAATCTAGTTAAGGCATCGGAAACTTGCTCAATTGTATTAGGATTGAGTCGCCCAAATTGAATACCTACAAATCCAGCATGTTGATCGCCTGGATTCATAATACGGATTAATCCTGCATTAAATGCATCTTCATAGTCTGTATATCCATGCTCTGTCAACCATTCAGGATGCCCAAGGGGAACCGTTTCAGATCGGCCATCGGGAAAGATAAATGAAGATCCCTCAACCGGGCCTAATATTATGCTAGGGCGCTTTCCTTTTATATCCACTCCAGCTTCTTCCCGAACTTTATCCTTCATTTGCAGGAGAACATTAAATTGTTGCTGTTCAAATTTCCTGCCTTGTTCTTTTCTCATTTCCCCAAGGCGATCTTCGGGATTAGGCCATGCCGCGTCCCCTGGTTTTATACCGGTTCCACCGGTGGAAATAAATGGATAATTTTTACCATCAAGATGTACGATTCCCTGCTGGTTATATTTTTTCCCCAGCATCATAGCTTGCCCTATATCCGGCACAGTTACACTAACTTCCATTATCCATTGTTTAGCATCTTTATCATACCAAACTCCTACGTTATTAGAAGGATCGCGCAATAATCCTATTATTTTAGGGCTAGCAATAAACCCCTGCACTTCTTTAGCAGTAGGTTTATGATCTAATTTAATTGTATATTCATTTTCGGGATAGATACTAACTGCATATTCTCCCGAAACTCCCATATTACCGCGATATAAATTAAAGGTAGCTCCATTATTAGCCTGAACTAAATCAGAAATAGCTTCATGGGGATTTAATATTTCTTTTCTAGGTCTACCTATGCGTCCGAATATTTCTTCAAGAAAAGGAGGTAGTGGGATCTTAAGCATTTGGGCAGATGGATTTCTTAGGCCATCATATATATCTCTCATCCACCGCTTGAACTTAGCAAATACCCCTGCCATTTCCGGTACATAAGTTCTACCGGTAATTAAATGAGATTCCAAAGCTCTTGCAGTTTTTTCTTCAGCATCAACAGTCCATGTTCCGTTTTTCACTCCAGCCCAATTTTCTAATATCCTTAAATCTTCTTCCGGTAGCCCTCTCCGGAAAACGTGGAACATTTCATGCACAAGCGTACTAAAATCGGCCCCTTGCATAGCGCGTATAATCACCTTGCCATCATTCTGAAAATCGGCCATGCCTTTTACACCGGCCCATCTTTCTCTAGGTATGCCAGCAGCCCTTAAATGCTCTTCAGTCCCTCGTTCAAATCCTTCTAATCCTCTTTCCCTCCAATATTCTTCTAGTGACACCCCTCGCATGCGAGCAAAGGCGCGAGCCAAGGAAATTCCACCCTCCACTTGTTCATCTGTTAATCCCATTCCCCAGGCATCTTTAATTTGCTGTCTAAATTTATCTGTAACAGGTTCCAGTCCAACCGTTTCTTGTAATAATGGCTTTTCTACTTTAGGAACCGCTTCTTCTGGGGGAGCTAATTTAGGAAATCTGACAACAATATCACCATTTTTAATGGCCTTATCTAATGTTCCTTCTTTTCTCCTAGCTTCGATTTCCTTAGCGGCAATGCGAATATCTCTAATTCTACGTCCGTCAATCAAAAGAAATGGATTTTCACCATTAGGCATTTCCACAACTTTTCCGGAACCGGAATAGGCTGCTATTGGCCTGCCATCTGAAGTTTTATTACCGCGATCAATCATATCGGCTACAAATTCACGAGCCGCAATAGCCTCTCCCAAACGGGCTTTATAATTAGCCATTAATTCAATAGGATCGGTTATAAGAAGTTTTTTACCCAAAAGCATGCCCAGCACTGTATCATCTATAATACGATGATTCAGCATGGAAATATTAGTATGAAATTCTGAATAGTTTCTTATTTCATGCACAAAACGATTAACTGCCTGATTATCGGTATCTTTACCCCAAATACGAGTAATATAATCTTCGATAAAAGGTATGTGTATATCATGCAGGGCCGCATTTGCTAAATCCGCTGCAAATTCATTTTCAGACAATTTTGCCAATTCCCGAATACGGGCAGTAGGATTAATTGATTTTTCATATATCTTGATTATTCTATCAATTTCTTCTGGAGTATATTTTGTTGATACTAAACGACGCCCCGCAACCTCCAGTTTTCTTTTATCCATTTCTTCATGAATAGAAGTCAGGTCCGGCCTAATATCAGTCCGTCCCATTTCTAGCACAGGAATGTGTTCAAATCCTAAATCTTTATAGGCTTGCAAAGCATATCTTCCATTAACGCCAACAATATTACCTTCCGCATCTCGATAAATTTCAATCGGATCTATCGGCCTTCCCGCTCTAATGCGATGAATAACAGTATCAATATTCTTTTGGGCTTCTTCTCTAAGCTCTGGAGACATGCCTTGACGTATATCAAGGCTTCCAGATGTTGCCATAAGCGTAGCATCAACAGATTTAAGAATAGGCTCTTGATTAGCCCTAGCGTTTGGATCGTAAATTTCAGCGCGGGGCCTTAATCTTTCTGTGTCTTCGGCGGTAGCCCTTCCAGCCGATTCTTTGAATAAACTTAAATCTCTCTGAAGAGCTTCTTTATCTTCTCCTCTATCCCTTAAAAGAAAGGCAGCAAATCTATCTTCAGGATTTACATCTTTAAATGTTTTGTTTTTATCAGCCCTAAATAAATCCGCCGTTCGATTTACTTCGGTAACTTTTCTATCAAATTCACCACCCATCTGTCGTGTTTTTTGAGCTTCCTCGCTAGGTATTAAATTTTGAATTCCAAATTTTTCTGCTAATGCTCCCACTTCTGGCCTTAAATGAGCGCGAGCTTGAAATCCTGCTGCCACTCCTAGTCCTATATTACCCAAAATAGAAGGTGCCATTTCAAGTGCTTGTGCCGGATCTTCAGAAAGAGCCTTTCTAAATTGAGGATATTGGTATATCGCTCCCAATATCATATTTGTACTAAAACCTAAATCAGTTAACCCCTGTATGGTTTTTGCAATAGTATCAGCCTTGGTTAATGGCATTCTAGCGCTACGAAGTATAGCGCCAAGTCCATTAATAATCAGTCCGCGATTTCTTAAATCGGAAAGATCAAGCCCTATCCTTCTTAGCCAATATCTTCCTTCTGTAAATAAGCGAGGATTAATGCCAGCCGATGAAAGAGCTTCTGGAACGCTTCTTCCTAAAGACATGGCTTTTTCAGCTATTTGTGCTCCACGGGCGATTTCTCCTATTTCATCATTTGTAAATAATCTAGCGGCAGCGGCAACTCCCTGCTTGCCTAGCGCTTCAATGGTTTCTTTACTGGCAGCACCAGCCGCTACATCTCTAAGCGCTGCCTCTCCAGCCGCCGTACCCAATCCACCTCCCCAGGTTCCTATAGTCAATGCGAGCATAGCAGGAGCGGTTTGAGAATATAGCAAATCTGTAATAAATCTACCCACACCTCCCACAAGTGCTCCAGTATATTTCCCGGCAGCCTCTCCAGCAAAAGTGCTAACAGCTTCTTTAGTGGATTCTCCGATCTCTTTAGCCCATCTTCCTCCTTCATATTTTAATACATCTGGTAATCCCAAGGCATCAACTATTTGATTGCCCTTAGGTTCCCAAATCCAATCCCACATAGATCTGATAACGCCTTCTTTATCTCGCTGGGAAGTGGCAGGTGGGGCTATAGCCGGTTCGGTAGAAACTGGAGTTGAACTGATCGGAATTAATCCTAATTCCTCTGGGCTTTTGTAACCAATGGATTCTTTTGTTATAGAAGTTAATGGTGTTAGCCCAAGTTCTTCAGGAGATTTATAAGTAGTAGGAAATCGCCCTGCTATAGGCGGTGCTACTGGCATGGGAGATTTAGCTTTTGTTGCTACGGGAATTAATCCAAGCTCTTCCGGCGATTTGTAAATATCTTGATCTGCCATAATTTATTTTTATTAGGGAAGTATGGCTCCCGCCACAGTTGGGAGCACAGTCCTGGCAGTTGAAATTGCGCCGGGGCGCTGTGAAGGAGGAATTGCTTCTGCCGCTGCTTCAACTGGAATTTTTTGATATTTTTTATTGTTAATATACCATTGTACATCTTTTATTGGGACTTGTTCTATTTTACCTTCGGGAGTCAGCATGGCTGTATAACCCGCACGCTCTCCTGGATGAAATTCTTTCATAAGTTCTGTCGTTCCACGAGGGGGAATTCTTTTATAGCCAGCCTTAATCGCAGCTTCAGCTTTTTCTTTAGTATCGGCCTTTACTGGTACGCCACCCCTAGGATTATATAGCCATTCCTGCCCTGGCTTAAGACTATCCCATTCTTCTATTGGTATTTGAGCTTGTAGCGCCGCTATATCCTCGGGTGGAGGGGCCGCAGCTTGAACCTTTCCTCTTAATAGGCCTAGGCGTTGTTGATAGCTATCTCTTTCTCTTTGTAAACTATCTACAATATCCATTTGTTTTGCAACTGCGGGATCTTTCGGGTCTGCATCTTTAGGAAAGCTAATATGTGATAATTGATCGTTAATAGCATCCATTCTTTCTTCAAACGTTCCCGCTAAATCAACCGCATCTGAAACGGTTAATGTATCCGCAACCCGTTTTTGAGCCTCATCTGTAGGAACTCCTTGCCTTTCAAGCGTCATAACATCGCTAGACCATTTTTTGAGAAGATCTAATTGAGCTTGTTTTTGTAGTTGTTCTTTCCGGGTGCCCTTTTCCACGTCTATTTCAAGATTTCTAAGTAATTGAGATAATCTTTCCGTTTCTAATCTACTCTTTTCAGTTGCCAGTTTAGCTTGTTCTTCTTGTTCTGCTAAATCCCTTATTCGTTTACCCGAATTCTTTTCCTCGGCCTGCTCTGTATGTAAAAGTATAGTATTAAATTGATCCCAAGTTATGGATTTATTATTTGCAGCATAACCCTTAAGGGTATTAGTCAAGCCTTCAAAATCTTTATCTACTCCGCTTTTTTCTAATTTATCAATAATAGCTTGACCTTCGGGAGTATTGAAGGGGATGGGCTTATTTGGATCAATATCAATTACCCCTATATTATTATCGAAACTCACACTACCCCTAGACCCATCTGGATTTAATACATTAGGATCATCTTTCCAGGTTGAAAGATTTGGACCAAGATCAATAAATAATTTTTTATGAGCATCACCTGCCATTTTTTTAGCCTCAGCGGTGCTAACTATTTGACCGGACATTTGAAGCTTATTAACTAATAGATCATATATAGGACGATTTCCTTCCGTTGCCATTTGTTGAATTTTTAAATCCTGATTAGCCCTGTTATACATACCTTGAATCATTTCTTGATTTAAATGAGCTATATTAGCTTGGACTAATGTTTCTTCGCGCTTTTCTCTGGATAATTCCATGCCCCGCTGAAATTCCTGTTGAGCTTGCTGTATTTGCTGTTGGCGTTGTCCGCCTAAAAATTGACGCTCTGTTTCTGCCCCTGCTATTTCAGCCTGGAATCCTCCGCCCCAGATGTTTCGCTGGTGCTGCTCCATACCAGCCGCTCCACCTAATATAGAAGCCGCTAATATATCCCGAAAGAATGCTCCGGGCCGTCTTCGGCCAACATTAACTTCTTCCATTTGTCCGGTTTTCGGATTAATTCTAGGAACAGATTGCTCTGCATTCATTGAGCGATATAAAGATCGTGCTGCGCCACGAATATCTCTTCCCATTCTTTGCCTTAATCCGGGGCGTTGCATTGCCGGTGGTGCCGCTTGAGTTGCGGCAGGAGGTATAGTAGTAGGGGCAAGAGCGGTTGGCAGTTGCGCACCTGGACTTCCAAGCACTGCTATTCCCGGCGCTGTATTTGCTTGTGGAGTAATATTATTTCCGTTTGCCATATTTATTCCTTATCCGTTAACCGGACAGATTCATTAAAATATTCTAAAATCGTTTTTTCCGATACCTTCTCATCCTGCAACGCTCGCCGGAGAAATGATATTATTTTTTTTACATTACCGGGATCTGATATTCCATATACTCTAAGAAGAGAAGCTAAAGTATCAGTGGTTTTGATATTCGCCCGGCTACTACCGCTAATCTTTTTCTCAAGATCGAAATAACCGGCTCTATAACCAGCCACTAAACTTGTAAATTTTCGTCTACCTTCATCATCGGTTTCATGTTTTCCTGGAGGACCGAAACTTTTAAGCATAAGGGGATTGCGAAGTTTGTAAGCTGTTGATCCAGGATCGGTGAATGCCCCGTTGAGATTGCCAAGTGCATCTAATAGAGCTTCAAGCTTATTCATTTTAAAAACCCTCAGGAACCACGGGTTCAAATGTAGAAGGTCCGGTACTAGTTACGGCTGATGCTATAGTAGGATTACTTACATCTGCAATTAACTGAGGAGTGCTATTGGTAGGGGTAGAACTTCCACCACCTAAAACCCCTCCCCATTGCCCAAGACCTCCGCTAAGATAATTAGCTCCAGGTCCAGTTGCCCAGGATGATCCGCTGGCTGCGCCCCCTACGGCCTGCCCGAATTGCGCTCCTAATTGTGCCCCTGCTGGTCCGCCCAAAACTGCTCCTGCTATTCCACCCAAAGCTCCTCCAATTGCGCCCCATGGACTTGCAGCGGCTTGTTCTGCTGCTATTTGAGTTTGAGCAGCAAAGGCTTCTTTACCAGCCGCGCTAGCTTGAGCGGCCATAGATGAGGGCGCTTCTAATGCAGCGGTTTGACCAAGCACACCAAGGGCGGTCTGCCAATTCTGTCTTCCCTGTGCATATCCAGCTTCCGTAATTCCTGTCATTAATTGTGATTCTTGACCTGCCGCTGCTTGATAGCCTTGACCTTGTAATTGTGCCGCAGCGCCACTAGGGAGGAACGCATTACCCCCTCCCCTTGCCGCCAAAGCTTCATTTAGCGCCTGTTGATTGGCCGCAAAAGTAGTTGCAGTTTGTCCAATAGCCTGAGTTTCAAGCGCTGCCTGTTCTGTTGGAGAAAATCCATATTGATTAGGCCCGGCAGCTACGATCCCTTGAGCAGCATTTCTAAGGCTGCCTAAAATAGCCTGTTGACCAGAAAAGGCAGTCGCCCATGCATTATTAAGAGCGGCATAAGTTCCGGACATATCATTAGCAATAGTAGTTTGTGCCACTGAAGGTCCCTTGGCTAATTCTAATAGGCCATGGTATTCATAAAATTCATGCTCAAGAATATTACCATGCCAATCTATAACAAATTTGGTTGTTATTCTCATATTACTTCTCTTTGGGACTAACTAACTCGTGGGCAGCAGAAATTACTTTCTTTGCCAACACGTTAATTTCTTTTGCAGATACGTTAGGGAAATGGGATCTGACTATGCGCCCAACAGTAAAGTGCGATAATCTATTAATAGAATTATGGATTTCTCGCCTTTGATTTTTATTCATTAAATATTTAACGCTCCCGCTGGTCTATATCCATTTTTTAAGGATACTAATTCGGCCACTACCCAGCATTCTCCGTCAAAATTTTTCTCGGTTGTAAATAAGCGAGGGGCTTGAAATCTTACCGGAGTTCCTATTTGCTGAGCTTTGATTTTATTAGTAAAATATAGAAAGCTATTTTGATTCCAAAAGCTTTTATTAGAAGAGTCTTGAAAGGCTCCTCTGCCATCGGTTGAAGAAACTTGAATGAATGCCCATCCAGCCGGGGCTAAAACTCTATACAATTCCTTTATAACGTGAATGGGATCTTTTAATTTAGAAAATATATCGAAAGCCCTTATAACTCCCACCGAACTATCGGCTAAGGGCCATTTCTTATTTAAATTATTATCTAGGCATGTAAATCCTTGGCGCGTGACTTTACCCAATTCTATTTTCTTCAACCCATTAATATCTGCCCAGCGCTCTGTAAGTTGTTTAATATATTTATCATATATCGTAAAAACATTATCTTGAATCTCTGCATTAATATCTGATTTTAGCCAAGTATTTTCTCCATGAATTCTGTAAATATATAAACCTTTATCAATTCTGAGAAATTTAGTGGCTAAATACATTCTGCATATTAAATCCAAATCATCTAATACCCTTAAATCTTTTGCATATCCACCAATAGATTCATAAACGGATTTGCGAAATGCTCTTATGTGATCTGGGGCATACCAAATTCTGGAAACAGAATCGGGATATGGATCAAAGGCAATGAATTCATTTAATTTTATCCCATTCCATTCTATTTCTCTATATTTCCAACCATGAGTTTCATCGTACAATGCAGGCTTCGTATAGCGCGGGCCTTCTTTATTCAATTGAGCATGGACTAGATTAGAATATACAAATCCAATTTCTGGATCTTGAAAGGCTTTATAAACTTCCTCTAAGGCGTTGGGCATTAAAAGATCATCGTGATCCATTTCCACAAATATCTCTCCTGTAGCTTTTGCACATGCCGCCGCCTTTAGCGGACCAATCATTTTAGGGGCATTCCATTCTAAAAATCCCTTAACCCTAGAATCACTAAATTGAATGGGCTGTGCCCCGTTATTATAAAGGATTATCCATTCCCAATCCGTATAGGATTGTAATTTTAAAGATTCGTATAACTCATTCAACCATTTAGAATCATGCGTTGCAGTGTATACTGAAATCATTATTTTGGTGCGCTCCGACTTCCAGAATGAATTCTATATATCCAAGTAATTTCTGGAATAAATTTAAATTTAGCTCCAAGCTCGCCCAATCTTAACCACATATCCCAATTGGGATAAACGGCCTTTCTAAATCCATTTACACTTAGCAGTGTAGATTTTTTGGTTAAAACAGTTGTTGGAATATAATTTTTTACCCTTAATGAAAATAAATCAAAATCTTGAGATGTCCAGCTTTTACAGGCTCCCTGCATTTCGCAATCAGAATAAATTACGTCACATTCATCATGTTCTGCCCATAATCTTTCTAAATGATGTGGAAGAAATAAGTCATCGTCATTTAAAAATGCAATCCATTCTGTTTTTGATTCTCTTAATAAAGTATTAAGGGTATCAGCCTCTCCCTTGCGCTGTTGATCTATGGCAATAATATGGTCAAACGCCTTCATAGTTTGATGTGAAACGGATTTCCTGCATTCCGTTAGCATACAATAGCGCTCTGGAAGAGATGGAGTTAAAACTGTAATCATATTACACCACAATTAAAGTTGCTGAAGAATAACCTTGAAGATCTGCAACTTGACCGGCATTTGTAGTCTGTCCTTGTACGTATAAGTGTGCAGCGCTACTAGGAGTAACAATTGTTCCTTTAATTAAAACCCAACTATATCCGGTTGCTTGACACATTACCGCCCCGACTGATCCAAAGCCAACAGTACCCACAGCCCCTATCAATTGTGCGCTTAGAGAAGTATTTACTCCCTGTGCTCCTTGCGCTCCCATAATTAATACAGAACCACTAGACATGGCTACAGTACCCTGTATAGTAAACTGCAAGCCCTGTGCTCCAGCGGAGACGTAAATGGGTAAATATATATCTACTTGATAAGCCGTGGATGTGGCTAATGTTGGAAAGGCAAATATATTAGATAAAGTAGTGCTTAAAGAAGCTGCCGCAGCATAGTAAGCATAAAGTGCTCCAGTTGGCCCTGTATAGCCAGTATATCCTGTATATCCAGTGAAATTACCTGCTCCAGTATAGCCCGTGTAGCCTGTATATCCAGTAGGGCCTGTATAGCCGGTATAACCTGTAAAATTTCCTGGGCCAGTATAGCCAGTAGGGCCAGTATATCCAGTATATCCAGTAAAGTTTCCCGGTCCAGTATATCCCGTTGGACCTGTGTATCCTGTATATCCAGTATATCCCGTGAAGTTGCCCGCTCCCGTATATCCAGTAGGGCCTGTATAGCCGGTATAACCTGTAAAATTTCCTGGGCCAGTATAGCCAGTAGGGCCAGTATATCCAGTATATCCAGTAAAGTTTCCCGGTCCAGTATATCCAGTTGGGCCGGTATATCCGGTATAGCCTGTATATCCTGTAAAATTTCCCGGTCCTGTGTAACCGGTGTATCCCGTTGGACCGGTTCCGGTATATCCAGTATATCCGGTATAGCCGGTTGCACCCGCTCCTGTATAGCCTGTATATCCAGTATAACCAGTAAAATTACCAGGTCCGGTATATCCGGTATAGCCGGTTGCACCCGCTCCTGTATAGCCTGTATATCCAGTATAACCAGTAAAATTACCAGGTCCGGTATATCCAGTTGGCCCTGTATATCCAGTTGGTCCTATTACTCCAGCAGTACCTTGAGGTCCTGTATAGCCGGTATAACCGGTATATCCAGTTGGGCCAGTGTATCCAGTAAAAGCTCCAGATCCGGTATAACCGGTATATCCAGTTGGACCGGTATATCCCGTAAATGCCCCAGGGCCGGTATAGCCTGTATAACCCGTAGGGCCGGTATATCCAGTATAACCTGTAAATGCACCGGGGCCAGTATAGCCTGTATAGCCAGTGGGACCTGTATACCCCGTATATCCAGTAAATGCACCCGCGCCGGTATATCCAGTGGGTCCAGTATATCCCGTATAACCAGTATAACCAGTTGGTCCAGTCGCTCCAGCCACGCCAATAGGTCCAGTATAACCTGTATAGCCGGATGGTCCGGTATATCCAGTATATCCAGTTGGGCCAGTATAACCAGTAAAATTACCCGGACCTGTATATCCGGTATAACCAGTAGGACCCGAAAATCCACCATAGGGAAGAGAATTCCAAGCTGTTACACCATCCCCAATTTTTATTTGATGGGTATCGATTTCTAGTCCCATTTCTCCTGAATAGAGAACTGGGTTATTCGATGTCCAGTTGGAGGCGGTATCTCTTCGGAATTGAAAGATCAAATCGAAAGACATTATGAAACCTGTGCAGAATTACCAAAATCTATCGCAAAACAACTACTGGTTCTCGGGGTAGAAGCAGAACCTCCATCAATAAGTAAATTGCCAAAGAAAATAGTAGCCATCTGATTTAATGAAGCCTGTACCGTTTGGCCGCTTTGCACTAGGGGTATAATTTCCCCTCCCTGTAGGGCAGCGGCTTGCGGCAATTGGCTTATTTTTATCTCTTGTCTATTAATATATGCCATGATTAATATTTATTAAAAAATCCAGACAGCCACGGTTCTTCTTTTAAAAAAGTAGAAATTAAATTGTGCATAGAATCGTTCAAGGGATTTTGAAGCATGATCGCTGACTTGGCTGCTGTAATGGAATCGTTTTGAGTTAAAGATAGATCGCAAGCGGCGCTTGACGCATACATTTTAATCCAAAAAGAATACCAAGCATAACTTACCGCATTTAATAAAAGCGTTCCATTTAATTGATCCAGCCAATTTACTGTGTTATCATCTAAAATGGTTTCGCATTCTAATAATGTACTAGATTCGGTATCTATAAGCGTTTCACTTTCTGTCATTAAGTCGAACATTCTAGCTTAGCCAACTCTTCTTTTAAAATCTTTCTATCTTCTTCGCGGTGCGACCATCCAAGTCGATATATATCATCCATAACTTTTGGCTCTCTGGAAAAATGATGATGAATCATTTTGGCATCTTCGCACCTATGGGCTTCATTTATTTTAATGGCCCTGGACCATAACAGGTTATCGCATCCTACATGAAAAAACTTTTCCGAAAAGATTTCTCCGAATTTTTCAATCAAATCTTTTCTAATTAAAAAGTGCTCGCAAATATTACTTTTGTCTGGATAAAGCTCTCCGGTATTAAATGTTACAAGGCCATGATTCTTTGATGCCTTTACTGCATTATAAAGGCTCCAGGATTCAAACTCCGTATCATTAGCGGCAAAAACATAAACATCAGAATTGTTGTTTGCGCGGTACATTCTATTAACTTTTTGAGGAACTGTAGCTTTTTTATCGTTATCTATAATAACATCAATGAGATGCTTGGGATAATAAAGGCGATCAATTGAATCCAAGCACCGCTTTAGTCCCGATTCTCTTTCTAGGGTTGGAATTAAAATGCCCACCCTAGGAAGGAAATTGGGTGAATCAGAAGCCCAACTTTTCATAAAATGATGGAATCCTATAGTATTATCCGTTAACCGGATAGTCCCATCTTGATGATTATAGGGGAAAAAATATTCAGGGGAAAGAATTTTAATGGTATAATCCGATGCTACCTTTCCTGGCGCTAACCATAGACATCTAGGCTCGCCATAAGCTTGAAGATATATCTTTGGGGTAATCACTTCTTGCGCTGCTTCAAAGACATATGCATCATCTCCGGAAAATTTTTCTTCTATTTCCCTAAGGCACTCTTTCATAATTGGATGATGCGGAATAGATCCCATTATAGAATTAGCAATAAAACAATTTTCTTCTTGGCATACAAATAGCTTATATTGTAATAAATTATCAAAATTTTTTCCCGAAAGAATTTCCATATCGGCATCACAATAAATGCCACCTTCTTTTTCTAAATACCACATGCGCAGATAATCAACCGCCTTAATCCATTTTCCCGATGCCAAAGCCTTTTCCACATAAGATATATTTCTTGGAATGTCTTTTAATCCAATAATTTTATGCTCGTAACCTAGCACCGCTCGCTGGCTGTTAATACATTTTTCTATAAAGGGTGGCATGGTTTCATTATTAGGTAATCCCCATATAGTAAAAATTTTCTTGGGAATTAATAATTCTAAAGAAATCATGTCTTTATATAATTCCTGCATTTCTATTAGAGGGGGTTGATAATCTCTTGTTTGGCCTAAAAAAATAGGATCAAATGCACTTCCCGTATCTAAGCATGTAACATTATGATTGGCTTCCAATACACTAGCTATCAGTGGTTTAGCTGCAAGTCCACAGCTAAATATAAAAATAGAATTATTTTGGCAATATGGGCGTAGCTTGTCTAAAATGGCGTTGTAATTTGCAAATGCATTTCTTTCTGGAACTTCTATAAATTTAGCCTTCAACATTTCTGTAACTTTACTTAGCTTAGACGGTCCTATAAAAACCTTTATCCTGTCAAGATTGCTTAGGGTTTTATAAAAATCATGGATGGGAGTTAGGTCTTTATCTTTTGGATGTAATAAAATATTTCCCAATTGTAAGCTATCTTTATCTCTCCAGAATGCAATGTAAGTATCGGGCAGATTATATAAAAAGTTGAATGCTTTGCGCAGGGCTTGATTAAGTTCTAGGGAATAAGCTTGCCCATCACAATTTTCGCCCTTTACATATTCCATGCAATGTTGTTCACCGTCGCCAAATTTGATGAAAGCAAATGGTTCGTTCGATATAAGTTTTTGTAAAAGTTCGTTTAACGATTTTGGATATTTTCCAAATGGTTTCTCTACTATATCACTATGCCATAACAGACCATCCGGCACTTGTTCCACCTGAGATTCCTCAACAGGATTTCTTTCTTCAAAATATTGTCTATCTTGATTATATTTTGGATGTTGAGGGTCATAAGCTATAGCTTTTTGCCAGTGCTCTTTTGATTTTTCTTGCTGGCCTAAACGCCAAAATGCCCAATATAACATTTCATGGGGATAATTTGTATAGTGCGATCCTATATTGCAATAACAATCATTAAGGGGAATTTCTAATGCAGCCGCTCCATAACATACTGTCTTTTGAGCATCGCCCTTTTTATAAAAATATTCAGCTAGTTTAATTAAAGGTTCGCGCCTAGTTCCGTCTACCGTAAAAGATTTATGGTAAGCTTCTAGCGCCCTGTCATCTTCACCCAAAGCGAGATAGGAATCCCCTATAAAAATAAAAGATTGCCCGCGCTCCTGTGCCCACCTATTCATTGCAACGTGTCTGTTTAATTCCTGAATAGCAGATTTGAAACGCCCATTCCAACATAATTCTCGGCCAAAATAGTGTGCATTTCGGTCATTTTCCGGATGTAAATAACAATCTAGGGCAAGGGCTGGTAAATAATTAGAGCGATGTTCGTGAGGTGCTTGATGGTGCTCTACTAACATGATTTCTTGGGGTAAATAGGTGCATTTAGCTTGTCCAACTAATATTTCATGTACGATTCCCTGCCAGTGCATTTTGCGCCGATCATAAGTTCTGCAATGTCGAAATTGAATAGCGGGCTGCCCATTAGGATATCGGCAGAATATAAAATGCATTTCCATCTGCTCGTATCCTTCATCAATTAATTTTTCGATAGCATCTATATTTAAGGTGTTATATTTTTCATCACAATCAACAATGGATACGATATTATTGTTAGCCAATTCCACGGCGCGATTTCGGGCAGCAGCAAAATCAAATAATTTATCTCCGGCCTTGATAATAGATTCTTCGCCTTCAATAATAAACTTTTTATTTACCGCGTCGGCCACTTCTTCGGTAACTATGTGTTTAAATTTCTCGCCTTCTTCAAATACTCTATAGCCATAATTTCTGGCTACCTTAACAGTATCATCCTTACTTCCGGTATCAACTAGGACGACTTCCCCGCCTCGCTTTAAAAATTCAGATAAAGATTTATGAAGTCTCCAGAGATTCGGTGCTTCATTGCGAGCAATTAAGCATACCGAGAAGCGAACTCCTGATTTATGGATTTTTATTGGATGCCGACTTTTCTTTTCCATGGTCGCTCCTTTTTTCTATATCTGATATTCTTAACCTATAAACCTTCCAGGGCAATTCTTCAAATCCAAATTTTTTGGAAAATGTAGGAATAGTTTCTTCAGTAGCTACATAATATATTTCCCCGGAACCTTCTTGTATAGCTGATGTAATGGCATCTTGGAATAGCGTCTGTAATGCTACTGCAATTTCCCCTATCGAAGCTGAAGGATTAATACAAAGGCTTTCTAAATGCAAGGGCCTTTGAATTGGTGCAAACATAATTGGCCCATTTTTATTGCAAATAGCTCGAATGGATGTATTTTTATAAGTTAAAACGCTGGGATCTATCTCATTATTTCTAGTAGACAGTGCCCATTCACAGAATAATTTCCTATCGCTAGCCTTTGCTGGACGCACGAATACGGGTAGCATATATTCTCCTAATTTTTGGGATCGGCGGTTGCAGCAGTGGACATTTTTGAAGGACTGACCGCAGTGCTAATTTTAGCCTTTGCCATGCCCAGCCTTTCCCTTTCCGCAGTATCCAATCGTTTATTAATATCAGTTATGGCTTGTTCTATTCGAGCCACGGCGGGAACAATTATATCTAATTTTTGTTTAAAGTCTTCATTGGCACTTTGCAATGCCGTTACTTTTTCATTAATAGATGTGGATTGTATGGCATTTCCTGACAGTTGATCCGCCACTTTGGAGCGGTCTGACCATAGCCACCCTATTAATCCAAATAGAGCACAAAGCAGCATAATAATAACCGTTGCTGCTCCCCAATTAATATGTGGCGATCTACATTCCGGATGATGGTGATTATGCATTTATTTTTCCTTCAGCAAAGGACCTATTACTGATAATTCTTGATGCTTCATTTTCCGGTAAAGACAAGTTTAAAATTCTATCGCATATTAGTTTGGATAGATAATATTTGCCGACCCAATAGGCAGAAATGGCAAGTTCGTCTAGTGCTCGCCATTCATATACTTCTTTTTCCACAAACAATCTATCATTTGGAATCGGTATGTTTACTGCTTGTTGGGCAAAAAGAAAAGCAGCATCATGATAATTATGACATCTATAATATCTAGCCAGGCGATATATAGGTTCGGCCCTAGTCGGACGGCGATTATAGGCCCTTAAATATGAAAATACTATTTCTTTTTCTGATAAATCAAGTTGCTCTGATACGCAGCCAATTTGATATGCCGACCACCAAGCCTCTTCATCCCAGCCGCCCATTTCCATCCGTCGTGTATAAAGATCTATGGCTTCCTTAAAATTTCCAAGATCACGATGGGTTTGGGCTAGATAAAATATTGTACGGCAATCGTCTGGATTTTTTCTATAAGCCCCTAAAAGAAGCCCCAAATCCCTTTCTAGCTTTTCTTTATATTGTTCCGGAGTTTTTCCGGGTCGTTCTCTATAAATTCCGGAAAGCGGATACGTGGTATAAAATCTCTGACAATCCAGATATTCATGAGTCTCACCTTTCCAAATCCAAGGTAAATTGCTTCTAATTAAAAATGGCCTTAAATATTGCAGTGAACAATATTTTTCCAATATTTCATAGCAATCTTTTTCTAGGGGATCGGGAAGTTTGAAATTCGTGTCTGGAAATAATTTTGTGCGCCCATCCATAAGCATAATATAATCACAATTCATTTCTTGGGCTAATTTTAGTGCTTCATTTCTATTATGCTCAAAATTTTTCCATTCGCTAGTTTTTATTGTTATCGGAAGGCCAAGATTATTACACGTTTCCTGGCAAATCTGTAAAGTATTATCTTTGCTTCCGGTATCTATAATTGCGGCATGTGTAATAAAGGGCAATGCCGATTTAATAGTATTTTCTATGTATTGCGCCTCATCTCGCACAATCATATTCCAGCAAATTGTATTTTTAGTTAAAGCATTTGGCTCGTTAAAACGACGCCGATCAATAACTTTTATCATTTTCCCCTTTTTTAAGTTACACTTATCAAAAATACAATTTGATAATTACCATTACTTCCTGCAACTGAATAAGAAAATGTGGGATTTAATGGCCCGCCCGTAGGAATGCCTGTATATAAACAACCAGAAGCATTAGCACCATCATTAACCTGTTGCTGTTTCGTAACCGTAGCTGCTGGATCGGATACAGTATCAGTAGAAGCAGCGCGATTAGAACCAAAATAAATCGCCAAATCCGTAGAACATGGAGAGGGTGAGGTACTTGAGTTCATGCTAAGTGTTATAGAAGAAGATCCAGTTGTATTAATTTGACTGGTAATGGGAAACCAAATTCTATCCATGCCCTTGAGAGTTATAATGGCTAAGACCGCATCATACGTTCCACTAAAACTGATTGTAACTGATCCATTGCTAATGTCAGTAGAATTTAAAACTTTCCAAAAAGTATTTTTTGTCCAACTAGCTTGATTAACTGAATCAATGGAAACCCATCCGTTAGGAGTTGTGGCATAATAACCTCCAGCCGTAAAAATAATAGCCAAATCACCAGCTTGGGTTCCCGAAGGCCAAGAAACTGTATAACTTGACGCACTCGATGCTTGAATGCCAGTTCCCCTAATGGATGGCGTGGAAACCGCCCCTCCCGTAGCACCAGTTGGTCCGGTTGCTCCAGTGGCTCCTGCTCCAGTTACTCCAGTTAGTCCAGTGGGTCCAGCGGGTCCAGTGGGTCCAGCGGGTCCAGTGGGTCCAGTGGGTCCAGCGGGTCCAGTTGGCCCTTGTAATCCAGCAGCCGCCGTATTTGGCGGACCTTGCACAATAGTTGTATCTGTAACGGCTCCGGCCCATCCATTACCACTTAAATCCGGCTCTGGGCTAGTGCCCATAAATTTCCAATAAACTGTAGGATAGCCCACCGATACATCCATTGAGGGATATCCATTTGCCAGATTAGTTATATCTGTTGCGGTTAATTCTTTTCCTATCCACACCGCAGGCTCGGCAACGGAATGAGGTGAAAAATAGCTTGTAGTAGTTCCCACTATACCAGCATTAGTCTGGAAAAATCCATTAGTACCAGTCATAGGACCTTGATTGCTTCCCGGACCAATCGTAGAAACTAATGCTCCGTTTAAATAAGTATAATATGTTCCATTCCCAGAAGTAATAAAGGCTATATGATTCCAAACTCCCACCATTCCAGCCCAATAACTCGATGGAATACATACAGCGCCCCAATCGATCCAGGCTTGGGAACCGGAATTATAATAAGAAGTCCATAATAATGCTCCTGATGGGCCGCTTTGCACATCCCAATCTAGGGCCATGTCGAAATAATAATTTGCCGATCCATCATTCCAATATGATTCTGCAAAACAGCATTCTATAGTATCACTTGCTTGGCCAGTTTTAGGTTGCCATAATGGTTTAAACCAAAATGACATAGACATAGAACCGCCAGAATATGTAATTCCAGAACTGGTGGTATAGGTTGTGGTTATATGTCCTGTAGAGCCATCGCCTTTACGTCCGGAAAATGGAGCAGTGGCATTAGCGCCCGTTGTTCCGGTTAATCCGGTTGGACCAGTCATGCCAGTTGGCCCTGTTGATCCAGTGGGTCCTGTTCCCCCACCACCCGATCCTCCCGTTGGAGCTTCCCAATTTATTCCATAGGGCTGAGAAGGATCAACGGTTAATACATAACCAGCGGTTGCTCCTACTGGTAACACTACATCTTGTTTGCCGCTGCCAGTAATTAATCCGCCTTCAGGCAATAAGGGTAGTCCCGTTATAATTTGCTGAGCCGCAGAGGAAAATGTTGCTAAAATGACCGCATAAGCTGCCGCTGATGTTCCCGGACCCCCTACCGATGAGGTTACTTGACCAGATGGCAGATTGCTTATCGATGCAGTAGCAATCTCATACCAACCGCTACTCCAGGAGGGAACCGTAAATGAAGAGGGAGACCAAGATCCCCATGTTGGGGTATAATAAAATGAAAAAGTAGCAAGGGCCAATACCGGACCAGATGAACTAACTGTGCTAGTAGCAAGTGTTCCCGGTTGATTTCCAGCATTTCCCGTACCAACTGTTAGACTTGGCTTTCCTTGAATTTCAATAACATAACAAACATCATATCCGTATCCCGGAGTTGGCCAAGTGTTAGAAGTAAAATTCCAAGAGCTTCCATCTCCCGATTGGACAATTTTTTCTCCTATAACTGCATTGCCGCCATATCCAGAACCGCTATAACTGGATAATTGTTTAAATCCAGTCGGAAGATTTATTGTAACCGGACCACTGGACGAACTAGAGAGTGCTATAGCTATTAACGTATTTCCTGGTGTGGGAGAATTAGGAAGAGTAACGGTAAGTGGATTGGAATAAACATTTCCAGTTTGAGAAGCTTGTACGATTTGAGGAATAGTAGGCGCTGTGGGTTGTACCGTTACAGTTCCAGCAGCAGCTTTTTGAGCCGCTTGATTAGCTTTTACAAGAGCTTGCTGCGCTGTATTACTTATCAGCGTAGGCATTGTAGGAAGATTTCTAACAAAAGTTGGCCGATCTGGAAAGAATCTGGTTGTATAAATATCAGCAGCCGGATCTACGGGAAGATTCCCACGATTGGGAGATGGATTTCCGGGAACAGATAGAAGGGTTCCTTGATCCTTAGTTGGCGCTATGGGAATTTGTGGCGCTGGATTTTGCGAGGATTGAAATTCCGCCTGCGTTGCTGGCGTTGCCGCTCTTGATTCAAGTGATGGCATCTAATTTATTCTCGTCCGCTTAGACTTCCCCAAACGGAAAGGGTATAAAGCTCATTTCTTACGGCTTCCGCTGGAAATGCTATTTGCATTTGTATATGCCGACCAATAATTGGTACAGCGCCTTGCAAAAGATAAAACCTCTTACTCATAATCGAGGTACTAGGGGTTAAAATCGGAGGATCGCTTACGCTATTAGGAAGTGCTTCAAATGAAATGCGAGTTGGATTTAAATAATCATAAACCTCATCTAATATAACGCTAACGGTTGGAATGCTTCCTTTATTAGGCAATTCAACAGTAATACTTTCAATTTCCGCTATCTGTCCCGGTTGGGCCAAAACCAAGCTACCAAGAATAATAGAACCAGTATATGTATTTCCTAAATCGGTAAATATTCCATTGGGTCCGGGAGGAGTTCTATAGGCAACCATTGCCTGATTCGTGTATGAATTCCATACCCCAACTAATAATTGATGAACTCCAGGGGCGGTTTCGACAGAGCCGATAGATGTATAGCTCCATTGAGAATTATCGTATCCGGTTCCAGTATTTCCAGTTGCAGCAACTCCATTAGCATTGGTCACTGTGAATGTACTAGAGCCGATTGCCGTTACGGGAAATGTTCCGTTATTACCAGCATTCGCCATGCCGATAACAGTAATGTTATCTCCAACTACTATAGCATTACCCGTTAAGCTGGTATAGGTATAAGTCCAAGAACTTCCCGAACCTGACACCGTGGTTATGGTATTTATTATAGGACCAGCAAAAAATTTTGCCTTTGGACTCCACGCGGGTCCGCCTTCTGGAGGCTGATTCCAATTACACCTGTACCAAGTAGAACTTCCATCAGCAAGAAATACCGCTTTATCTGAACTTCCTGAAATCAATGATGCTACGTAAACTGTACTAGGATTATATGCCGGATCAATTTCCAGCCGATTACCAATTGCGAATCCATCCTCATTAATACCAGCAGCCGAAAATCTTATAAATTGGCGGTCGGCAGAATACAACCAAGTATTTACCCCATCTGCGGCAAGAGCATTATACGAACTAAGTCCAAGGCCCGTTAACATGGGCATGGGATACATGGATGCAAGAGTACTTCCGGCAATATAATAAAGATCGGATTGAGTCCATACTAATAAGGCAGATGATGTGGGAACTAATCTATTGATTTGTGTTGGAAAGGTAAAATAATTTAATGGCGGAAATGCCTCTGAGCCATTTCCAACAAGGCAATCTGGACCAGCAGAATAATAAAGTAAATTGCCGACCGCTCCCCATATCCGCCCTAAATGATAAGCCATCTTAACAATGCCAGATGGAGGAGGGTTGTTTACATAATTTACTGGTCCTGGTTGGGTTATTATAAGTGATATATCGGGAGAGTTATCTTCTATTTGTACCGTGCTTACGCCCGGAGTCCATCCACTAGGCCAAAGAGTGGTGCAAAGATATGGAGAAGTTGGAATATTTAAAAATATTGATCCACCATCAGTAATACGAAATACCCAAATTTGATCTACCTGTGGATCGGTAGGGGCTAAAAGCGTTACCTTAACTCCCGTAGCATTTGTAAATATTCCCGTGCCCGTACTAGGAGGAGTGGTGGAAGAAACATGTCCACTTTTACTATTTCCATAAGCCGCAACATATTGATATCCAGTAAAGGCATTAAATGTTCCGGGCGTGGTATCAATAGATATAGGCGGACCTCCGGTTGCCCATATAGTGATTTTAACCCAAGTAATATACCACGTTGCCAATCCCGTTCCTTGAGGATTAAATGCTTGAAGCGCTACACCAAATCCAATTCCACCCACACTAGAAGCGGCGATATTTTGTATGCCCCAAAAATCTCCAGCCCCTCCTATGGAAATTGTACTCGAAGAAGTCCCTAACTGTACCGTTCTTACATTTCCGGTAGGCTGTCCGGCCAATAAAAGCTGAGCGGTTAAATAACATCCCGAAGGATTGCTTCCTTGATATCCATTTACCTGAACCTGAATTCCTTGCACGACAGATGGAGAAGTAATATTAAATCCAAAATTAGTTCCCTCTAATAAGTCGCTTTTATTAGACGATGGCAAGCTATAAGTAACCGCAATTTTAATGGCATCTACTTCACCCACATTTGCTTGCGTTGCCGGATAACCAGTTGCGGTAACTATTAAACTTACTCCAAAGGCAGATGAATTAATAAGATCGGGAGTTAATGACGATCCCCATAAAACTCCATCGTAACTTCTCCAAGTCAAATTTCCGGGCCATGAATTGGGACTAACATCATATTGGGCATTACTAGATCCAACTCCCAAAAGTTGCAAAGAGCCATATAATCCGGGATATTGAGAAGTTTGATATTGAGCGGCACATTTTACCGATACTGTAACATCAATAATTTTTGCATATGAAGGTATGGTAAATCCAAATCCACTTGCCTGTAATGGGCTGGAGGTTGTTCCCGGCTGCATAGTAATAGTAGCACAATTTCCATCTTCGATTTCCACATAGAAAGGATTCTGCCATTCATTCATGTAATCAATGGCAGCGGTGGGAAATAAAGGCCCCACGACTTTTGAAGGAATAGACCCAACTGTTACTGTAGCGGGTCCGCCAGTTCCGGTAGTAATACTACCATAAGCGAACCAAGGAACTCCATTACCAAAACTATAATTAGACCCATTGCTAATAACTACATTACCGGCTCCAGAATTTACAATAGATACTATAAATGGGCTGCTAGGAGATCCCAGCAAAGGCATTGTTACTGCCACGCCGGATGCGTTATTACAAATAATATAAGTACCATTATCATTGCTTTGAATTGTATAAGTTGATCCAGTTACAGGGGAATTTGGGCTTTGTGTGGTAGTCAAAACCTGACCGGACTGATAATGAAGATTAGTTCCGTCACAATAAAGCGTTACAGTATCGTTAGTGCGAAGCGTAATACTTAATACTCCTGCCGCTGATACATCAGCCGCAGTACCCGGCAGGGAAGGCCCAGATGGTCCGGAAAACGGACCAATAGAAATACCCCAATTTCTTACTCCCTGTGTGATTCCGCTTACATTAGGGTCGCACCATGCTAAGGCGCGAGAGCCGGTACCCATATAGAGCACATTTCCCACGCCTTGAAAATAACATTGATTATTAATTTCGGAAGCTTGTTTGGAAAAAATTTGGGTAGATAACGAAGGGGTAATGACATCTACTTCCACCGCCGTATCCACTATTACATCAAACGGATTGGGGATAGAAGCTATTTGGCGGAAGGAATAAAAACTTTTGATTTGTGCGGATAGGCTTGCAGTAGAATAAGGGGCTAATCCAGGACGGCGAATATATGTACCATAATTAGTCAACTCCATATTCGAGCCGTCAACCAACATGTCAGTGCGGACGCCATAGAATCTGGTATAATACCTACTGTCGGGTCCGTTGAAAGGACTGCGATTAGTCCAAAGGCCAGAGAAGAAATGCTGTGTGGACAGGGGTATAAAATGAGTCGCGTTTTTAGGTTGAGCGCCAGAAGACTGAAGCAGTCCTGGATCTGCCATCTAATTACTCCTTACATTTCTTCTATGCCGTAAATATAGCCGCTGACGGCACCGCTTGCCGTTACGTCGAGATAAAGTTTATTATTTTGTGTGCTAGATAGATATCCGGAATACGGAAATTGTGCGACAATGCCAATTCCCGCTGCCAGTAATGGAGTGCGTATAAATTCCGTTCCGCTTCCATCTTCAAAAAGAATACTACCGGCAACGCTTAATGATAAAGCCCATCCTAATAGCCTAAACCATTTACCGGTAGCTGGAGTCCAAACCGCTACGGGAGTTCCAGCGGTAATAGATGTAGCTTTTAGTTCATTTATAACCAACTTTATTTGGTCTAATCTGTCTAAAATCATAATTGCTCCTTAATAACTGGAGAAAAATTGTGCTAAGCTGGGGTCTTCCGCCAGCCTGTTTTTAATCATGCCATGAATCGGGGCATCGGGTGCAATGCCTTCCAGGGCGGTATTCCATGCAAGAAAATAATTATTCCATACAGCTTTTTGCGCTATGGATTTTCCGGATAATATTTGGGCACACGAATTTCTAGTACTATAGGGAAAGAAAATATTTCCTACTATATCCAAGAGTATATTGGGAGGCATTGCATCAAAAGGAAGGGCCATGTAAATGTTTCTTTAAATAAATTATACCAAAAGCCAAGAGTGCTCCTATTAAATAAGCTGTGGTATCATGCCAGCCACTCTGAATAGTTTGTTCTTCTACGATAATATCAAAAATAAACTCCTTCAAAATTGACCAGATAATGAGCAGCAGAAATGCCAGCTTTATATGCTTAAAATAAGCGCCGGTCATGATAAAGGCATAACCAGCAGCAATATGGGCCAAACAACAAATTAAAGCATCTGAAGGTGCCCAAATCATAATTTGCTCATTTTACAAAAATCTGTGGTATAATAATCGTGGAGGATGCTATGCCACGACCAGTTCACTTACGGGCTAATAATGGCCTAAAAATATGTTCAAAATGTCACCTAGAAAAGCCGCTATCGGAATTCTTTAAAGATAAGCGGAATGCCTATGACGGCCTACAAGGGCACTGCAAAGATTGCCATAGACACGCTATTAAGAGATGGGGGTTGGCACATAGGAGAAAAATCCCCATTGTTATTGGCTCCGTTGATCCATTAAAAGAATTGCCACAGGGACCACCTAAAAATGAAAAAGGTAAATATGTCAGGGAGCCTATTATGGAAGGATCAAAAATCTGTTCTCAATGCCATCAAAACAGGTTGGTTATTGAATATCAACCCCAATCTGAAAATTTAGATGGAAGGCGTAATATGTGCAATGAATGTCGTAGTTTAAGAAGAAGAAAATTTGACCAATTAAATCCAGAATTGGCAATTAAAAGAAATAGAAAAAATACTCTAAAACAGTTTCATAATATGACACTTGAAGAATATAACAATTTATTAAAAAAGCAAAATAGAGTTTGTGCTATTTGTAAAAATCCTCAAAAATGGACGCAAACTAAAAATCTCGTTATAGATCACGATCATAAAACAAATACAAGGCGAGGTTTATTATGTGTTCATTGTAATAGTATGTTAGGTCAGGCCCATGATAATCCTGACATTCTTCGCTCTGCCGCTGATTATTTAGAAAAATATTCCTAATTTATTCCTAGCCTATAAATATAATCTAATTATAATTTAATTCTTTGATTTTAAAGAAGATATTTTTATAATCAACATACATATGGGTTTTCAGGACCAAGGAAAATTGAATAAGTCCTTTATTATCACCACTGTCCATATGCGTAAGGATTCGCGGGTCCTAGCGGATATCCGAAACTGCCTGCCCCTGTAATCCCACTACTAGGATAAAATGAAAATGCCTGCTGTTCTCTATCAGCCGCTCTCAATGCAGTATTCAAATCCAGCAACCATTGCTGAAATGCATCAACCGATTTTCTATCTCCGGCATCCTGGTGCTTTCTCAGCATCGATATAAATCCCTGGCGGAATAGATAGCTGTAATCATCTGGTATGGGTGTAATTAAACTGGTTAATGAATTTAACTTGGGGGCTTTTTTCTGATATACACAATAAACGGACCATACGATACCCGATGATGGGGGAAGCGTAGACATTCTCAGGGCTGCACCAGCAGGATCGGCAACGGTCCATACAACTGTCCCATCAGAAACCGTTGTCCCCGGCGTGGCATTCATCGGTGCATACGGTGCCGTAGTTCCAGTAGTTCCCCATGTAGAAACAAATAAATAATTTCCATTGCTATCTATAATTTGTTGAATTGGACTTGCTGGACAAGTCGTAGCTCCTAATCCTGTAGGATAAAGAGTGTTAGCCAACCAAGTTCCATATATAGCAAGCGGAACGGGCACCCAGCAAATTCCAAATGGCTGCGCCTGCATATAAATAGGTTGTAAATCACGCACCGCTTCCATAGGAAAGAGTGGCTTGGGTATCGAAGTATTATTTATATCAACCCTAGTGCATGCCTCTAGCCATCCCATATCTATGATACTTGGATAGGTGCTATAAAGAGCCTGCACGCCTATATAATCCTGCTGAAGGGCAACAGTACAAAATGGTGCAACATATTGCCGGTTCCATTTCCAATTCATGGGCTGTGCTAACATGCGTTGCATAACATCGTTAGCAATAGTAAGCGCTGGTTCTTGTGCCCATCCAGCGTCCGGGAATAAAGAGACTAATTCCGGAATAGTTCTGGCAAAGTGAAGAACTTGATCTATCGTTATTGTAGTGCTAGGCATATTATGCTCCGCGTGGCTGTTGCTGAACTTGCATTCCTAGTTCAGCGCGGGATGTCACAATGCGTTGCACATCCTTTTGAGTTATAAGGCGCTCTTTAAGAAATATATTTCTTTCAGTTTCGGTTAGCCCGGTATTCGCCGCCACGACTTGCCGGATAAATAAATCCATGGCAACCTCGGCACGGGGATCGCCTGAATATTCATAGCTTCGGGCAATAAAACCCTGCTCGATTAAATAAAAGAATTGATCCGGCACTGGAGAAAATGTTCCACTTAAAGCTGTTAATCTGGCCGGGGCTTGCTGGAAAACCACTACCACGCTATATGCCTGATCGGAAAGTGGAAATAATCTAAAAGTAACATTTCCAGTAGATGGATCTTGTTTAAAAACGCAAATACTATTGGGCCTCATTACGGTTTGATCTATGCCCAATACATGCCTAACATTTAGAGTTAAATTACTAGGGCTAGTCCCCGCAATGCTTAAATTGGCATTTTCGATATATCCATATGCTGTTAAAGCACTAACTACATTATCTTGCGTACTTGTGCTGGCAGTAAAGGTTGTGGTATTGCGATTCCAGGGATAGCTAAATGGAGGAGAAAGAATAAATGAAAGAACATAGTTGGCAATGGATAGGGCAGGTTCCATGCTCCATCCTGAAATTGCATTAATTGGTATTAACGATGGATTAGCCCTTGCATATCTTACAAGGTCATTAACTGTATAGGTGGAAATGCCCGCCATATTAACCTCGTTCCGCAATATTATAACGAACGCTTTGCGGAGGTTCTTTCATTTGAGTACCCGAATAGTCTGCCATGCGATTGCGCAAATGAAGATTTTGCTGCGTTTCCCCTTGGCCTGCATGATGGGAATTAAGCATTTGGAAAAAGTTATTCATGATATAGGCAAATCGCTCATCACCCTTTTGCTCATAAGCCTTAGCCATAAATCCCGTATTATATATATAACTAAGAAAATCGGGGATGGGTGTCCATGTTCCGGTAGTGGCAGTAAAGAGAGGAGCTTGGGATTGCGCGATAAGGGTTACGGTATAAGCTTGATCGGGGGTAGGAAAAATTCTAAAACCAATATTACCGGCATTATCATCTGTTTGAACGGCAATAGCAGTTGGCTCAGATGTAGTAGTATCTATAGCCAGGGAATCTCTAATAAATAATTCTTTAACTACGCCGGTTGTACTGATAACAGCTTTTTCCAGCCATCCAAAATTAGTTATGGATGTAGAATAATCCTGACCCCCGGCAGTGGATATTGATAAGGTGGGATATGGAGTTATCCGATTCCACCTCCAGGCATAGGGTGGTGCGAGCATGGCTTGGCGAACCCAATCTCCCATACTAAGAGCCGGTTCATTGGAGAAACCAGAAATAGCTCCAAGACCTACAAGGGGGCGCATTTGCACGAAAGTCTGTACAAATGCCACAGTACGGGCAAGTGTATTCGTACAGTTAGAATACGGCATTTAAATATCCAGATTTATTCTTTCTTACCTTGACCTAGGCGGATAGCTTTGGCGGGATCGGTAAAGGTTCTCCGACCAGAAGCAGAGGGTTGATTTCCAGACTTCTTTCGCATGAATAAGTTATAATCCGGATCTCCCTGTCTCCATACTCGCGTGCAATTGGTGCAAATACCAATCACTTCTCCGCTATCCAAATAATGCTTAATAATAGCAGTTAAACCGTAGGGACTTTTAAAATCGCTTTGACTATTTGAACCCTGAATATGTTCACAACTCTGTTGGTCAAGAAGGCGATTAGCCTCTAGCTGTTCCCGCTGCTTTTTCATGGCAGCCCTAATGCGCCTATTATTTTCATCTACAACAGGGCTTACATAAGGTTCGCGGGACTTGATAATAGCCTCGACAAGCGCTTTTTGCTGTTCGGCTTGCTGGTCAGCTATTTTTCCTATCAATTCTGCAAGATCATTCTTGGTAAGAGTAATTTTTTGTTCGTCTCCTGCGAAAGCAGGATCTTCTACCTTATTAGTCATTTCATTCTCCTTAACTCGGTTACAATCCGGTAACCACGGTTGAGTTAGGCCCTTTTATCAGACGGCTGCGAAGATTGTATAAATCCCGCCTCCATACAATACTAGCTGGCCCTTGTGCTTCACCAAAAGCTTTATTACAATCTTCTTCGGTGATTAATCCTTTTAAAATAAAGCGCATTAGTGGAGTGCGCCACCCGCGAATTTGTTCTTTAACTGGTACATCTCTGGAATTAAAAACATAAATACTATATTCGGGAAGTGGCCCCATGGGAATGTAACCCATATAAGAATAATCTTTGCCATCTGCCTGGGGTCTACCATAAGCAACCCATAGGGCAATATCAAAAACAAATCTTCCGTCCATCAAATAAAGCAAACGATCTCCGCTTAAAGATACAAGTTTTCTTAATTTATTTAAAAACTCACTATGGTGCATCCATTTTCCGGATAAACGCGCTGCAACATTCATATAATCTTCTTGATTTTCCCAGCGCTGGATTTTAGTGCCTTCTAGATTATAATTTAATTCTTTAAGCCTGTGAATATGTTCAGCGGTAGATAATTTAGGCGCCATTTCACATTGAGCGCATTGATTACGAACACCTTCACGATACGAAGAGTCTCGCCTAAAAGCTGAATGGGGTAAAATATTCCAACAACTTTGGCATTGTTTCCAATTGGGGGTATTTATTGTTTGATCTAAAACCTCTAGGGGAACCGGAATTCCGTTATGTCCCAAAATCTGCTCTGCTGTCAGCATTTTGTTAACTCCTAAGTGAAAACTTCTTCTCTTTTGCTAATTCTTTCTAGATCAGGCTTGAATATTGGATCTGCCTGTAATTTTCCGTTTGCAAGATATACCATGGCCACTCCCCCTGGCTGGACAAGGGTACGGGTATGGTCTTGATGTAAGAGTACGCCCAATTCATGTACTATACTAGAATGGCCTGAAATGATATCCGGTATTCCAGTTGCCAATCCATGCTCTATTCCTTCTAAAATAACAGGATCAACTCTCCGGCGAAAATCATTCAAAGTTTCTCCTCCGGGAAATGGGATATCTGGATATAATACGGTATAGTAATGAACAATGTTTTCTGTTTCTGGGTTTCGCTCTTTGCCGCTAAGCTCTCCGACATCTAAAGCATGTAATTGTTCTGTATAAATCGGAGTAATACCCTTTTTACGGCCAATAATATCAGAAGTCTGGACTGATCTTAATTTATCAGAAGAAACAATTAATCCCACTTCGAGTGGTTCAAAGAAATAGGCCAAAACATTAGCATCTTTAAAGCCTTGTTTATCCAGGGGTGGATTGGCCGGACCGCGAAATTTATGCTGTTCGTTTAAAACGGTTGTGCCATGGCGCACAACATATAAAACAGGAATTTTATCTGGATTTTGGGCCATGTTATATCCTAATCGTAAAATATAGCATTAAGATTTGGCATTCCGTTTTTAGTGGTTACGGATGCTTGGAATGGACTGTCAGATGTTCCGCTGGCAGGGTTTGAAGGATCTGATATTACTCTTCCGCACTCTTTGCACATATTTCCGGGAGTTAAAAAATAAACCAAAACCCATTTCTTACAAAATTGGCAATATTTCATATTATTGGGTGGGATTTTGAGAATTGCTTTTTCCATTCCAACTAGGATGGGAAGTAATAACTTCCGCACCTTTATCTAATCCATAAAGGGCAGATAAAAATATCGTACCACCACTCCAATCCGGCATAGCGTGGGTTTTCAATAAAACATGCATTCCACATGCCAACACTACAACAGCGGCAGCGGCAAAAGCTATCTTGCCTATAGAAAGAGTTCCGTCGGGATCTTCAAAAAGCTGGCGGATATCTGTATATAGTGTAGATAGTATTGTCATTAATATTCAACTTCCTTGTATAATTTATAATCGTTCCTATACATTTTACTATGTCTAAATGTAAATTTGGGTAAATATGCATTGCCATTGACAGAGTTTGCGATATATTTTTTATCGCCAATAAATAATATAACAGTAAGCCTATCGGTTATCAATTTTTCCAAAAATCCAGCAGGATCACATACGCCGGGGGAATAATATATACGATTGCTACAATTTCTACACAATTTATTATTTTTAATATGTTGAAATGTTATTTTCATGGACACCTCGTTAAGGCTGTATTTTTTGTCCGCATAGCGGACACTTTTTAGGCGCTATCCCTATCCAAATCCATCCGCAAAAACATTTTACGTCTTCACAGATATCTTTCTTTGTTAAAACCATCGTACAATTTGGGCACTTACGAACCCAAACTAAATCTTCTCTGTAGGCCATAAAGCCTCCAGAATGCATAAATTACTTACATAGCAATGGAACTGGTGTACTTATATTCCATGTGCTTTCATGTTTACAGCGGCATCGATATGTATAAATTCCTAAAAGATCATTTGTAATATAAATTATTGTTAAAGGATCTGAGCATAATTCATTATTACAAGCGGGACAATAAATATAAGTTACCTGATTTTTAACACCATGATTTTCATCACATTTTTCCAAAGACCACATGGGTATTTGTATCCAGCGCGTACCAAATAAAAATCCGGTTACTTTAGCCCATTTACCTCGCTTATATTTTCGATACCATTTGAAATTTTCCAAAAACATAAATTCTTCTGTTAATGAAAATCCTTTGGGCTGCCGGGTGGCAGCGCGACAGCCCCAAGGGTGGCGTACAACTAATCTGCCAATTAGTTCATCGCCAAAAGCCACATCTTTTAATGGGGCTTAGCTATCTTCCAATCCGGTTTCAAGCCTATAAACCCATCAATCATGCGGCGTGCTCGCCCATTATATTGTTATATTAGGGGGCGAGAAGTGAGGGAAAATATATATATTTTCCCCCAAAAATCATTAGCAATCGTTCTGTATAATCAATCCGATTATTAAGGAGCGACAGCTTCAATCCTACGCAGAGTCATAACGGAGCCGGGTCGCAATGTGTTAGTATATTTCACATTATATGAAACCCAACCACCAATTTGACGGGCAGGATCGGAAACGGAACCACTAGCTGGTGCCTCTTGGATCATGAGGCGGTAATTTTTCTCACCAGTTGTGGGGTTTTTACCCAAGAACACACTGAATATAGCGTCATCACCAAATACATATGTGATATATTTGGGAACGCCATCCACGGTCGGCGTGGGGCAAGTCGTGGTTTGCTTGAAGCGGCATCCGGCAAATTCGATCACTTCATCATCAGTGAGAGGAGAGAACAATTTGCGGACGGTACTTTCATTGCGCTTCAAAATGTCAGTCAATCCATTGTTAGTTGTGTCGTTAAGAATATCCTCAACAACATAAGGATGAATAATGCCTCCCCAATAACCATCTTTGGTTAGGGGGCGAGCATTAACGCCCTTAAGAGACTGAGTAGCAGCACGGATAGTCGATGCGGTAACGAGTGCACCACCAGTAAGGTCGATGTTTACATTACCATCAACCGCCGCAGCAGCATCAGCCGTCAACTGAACAAGGGTATTAAGAGACAGTGCCAACCGGTAATTCAGTTCGGTAGCCAAATTTTGGAGCAGAGACGGATCATCAATTGCCACGTCCATCGCTAGATCGGAACTGTTAATAAAATCACAATATTGTCCGATTGTGGCGACTATCTTTGACGTAGACTCTGAGATCGGAGATCCAACTGAACCTTCACTAGCAGGTTGAGTGTTAGCACCAAATAGCGAATAAGTGAAGAATTGGATCTGGTTCCCGGCATGGAGCGGAAGGGGCTTCTGCTTAGTCATAAGCAAGAAGGGCGTTTCCGCTTTCAGGTTTGGGCAAATGTGTTTAGGCTTTAATTATCACTAATAAAGCGCTCTACATGTTACCATGTAGTTCGGACTCTATCTTAACTTCCAAAGAAGTTTCCGGCGTATTAGTCTCTGGGGATAATGGCTGATAAAGTTTTTGGAATTGTTGATATAAATCTTCTCTAGCTTCCTGATTTACTTTACTATCTAAACGTATAAATTGTAAAATCAAGTTTGCTTCTTGTTTTTTTAATATTAAATATGGCAATATTGCCAGTAGAAGATTTTCTTGAATTTCATTCCCGAATATAGTCCATCGGAAAGCAGGTATATAATTTTCATTTGCAGAATGTTTTGGTTTAAATATTCCACCAAAATGTAAAACTAAATATTCCATTAATGCCCTACTGCAATTAGTAATATTTATAACCTTGTGATAGCAATAGCCATTGGCATTATATTGTTTAGTTTTAATTATTCTTAAAGAACCCTCGCCATCGATTAATGCTGCAAGGTAGGAAAAATCTGATTTTGTATTATGCATTAATCCAATAGATTTCGATGACCCGCTATTTAATATCTTACTTTTAAAATAAAAATTTTCACGTATATCGGGAATGATTTTATTTCCTAAATCAATAAAAGAAAGACATAATTTTGCCTGTTCTTTTTTAATGATAAGGGAATCTAAAACAGATAGTAACAGAGACTTTATCCTCTCTTTACCACCATGCGGTTCCCAATTAAAAGATCTTGTTCCGGGTTTAAAGGAACCGCCAAAATGCTTTATTAGGTAATTCATTAACCTTTTATCTTTATTAGATACGCTAAGATTAATAGAATATCCCCAATAGCCTTTTTGATTTTTACAGCGATAGACACCAATATTGCCTTCTCCGTCAATTAATCCCGCAAGATAAGCATAATGTCTATCTTTTCTAGCCATTCTTTCCTCCGTCTAGTCCTCCCACAATCATTATAACATATTTTTTAAAAAATATGTGGATTTTGACGGATATAGCCGAATTTAAAGGCGACCAAATTTTATCGCCTGACGCTCATAGAAAATGGCAACCAAGTTCGGGAATGTTCCCGAAGTTAACACCGAAGCAGGAGTATAACTCATGGTTGTTTTGCCCTAAACGGGCTAAATACCTCTTGTTAAGATAGTTTAGCGCCGAGCGGATTGACGTGTCTTAAAGCGAATAACTGAAGCCATAAGCTCGTTAATATCTTTATCAGACATGCTCTCCAACTCTTCGACTGTGGGCGCTGCGCTTGGTTCTGAAGTAGGTGCTCCACTGGCCTCGCTGGTTCTAACTCCAAATCCAATACTAGCCGCTCGCGGACGTGGCGCTCCAGGAATCCCCGTGGGCGCTGGCGTCGGTGCCGGTGTTGCCGGTTGTGCTGTTACAGGTGCCACTGGTGCGGGCGCTGGCTGTGCTGCTGGCACTGGTGCTGGCGTTGGCTCAACTTCTTCTTCTACGGCTTGTAGCTCAAGCAATCCGTCTTGAGCTAAAACATCGAAGGCCTCTGCCAGTGTTTGTCTATTGAAAAATCCTCGTTTTGGCAATTCAAGCATAACTTGATTAGCATTTGCATCTGTAAGTTCTACGCCTAATTTCGCCTTTGCCAAATATCCTATAATCATCCTATAATTAGTATCAGTAGAAAGATATTCAGGATGTGATTCCACAAATGCCCTAGCTTCTGTATCGATATAAAGTTCTTGAGATGCCTGGGCACCCAATCTTGCATTTTCAACTATATCTTCGAGCTTCATGCCCGTCTTTTTCTCGATAAGAGCAGTTAGGGCAGCATCGGGATCGCTCGTAAGTTGATTCTTAATTTCAAACTTCTCATCTGCCGTCAATTCACGAACTCTAGTTCTGGCTCGTGCAGGTGTTGGTGCGGCTGACTGTGTGGCAACTTTTAATTTCAACTGTTTATTTTGCTGCCTAATTTGCTTAGTTGCGTTAAGTTTAGCAGTAAGAACTTGTCTTAGAAGTTCGCTTTCGTCTTTTCCATAAAAAACCTCCGCTCCGCTTCCTTCTCCAATGCTCAGCGTAGCCTTTTTACCAGTTGGGGTATCTTCGATAACCACCACAGAACCATCGTCATATTCATATACTTCAGGTTCTTTAGCGGTTGGTGCGGTTACTACAGGCTGAGGTGCCGTTACTGGAGTTGACGCAGGCGTGTTTGTAATAACTTCCGGCTGTAGTACTGCTTCCGGTTCGGGTGCAAAGGGATGTGCTTGAGCAGCATCCAATTTAGCTTGCGCGGCTGCAATAGCTGCTTTATCTTCATCTGTTGCGGTATCTTCTACTAGACCTGTTAAAAAATCTGACCCTCCGGTGCGAGTATCCATAGGCGCAAATTTATCATCTAGCCAAGGCTTCACATCGGGATCTTCTGTCGGGTATTGCACTGTATCTGTGGCCATATCATTCTCCTGGTTAGAATCCGCTAACCACGGGTTTAATTATGGGATTTAAATTCCCTCCATTGGACCCGGTGTATGATGCCTTAAACTCTCTGAAAGCACCGCAGGGGGCTTTCGAGCGGCTTCAATCGCCGCATCCACGTCTTGCTTAAATTTAATAAATAATTGATTGGCAACTATAAAAACCGTGCTAGCTGCATTTACTTCATCTCTATCTTTAGGATCAATCTTAGTTATTTCTTCTGCTGATTTTGCAACATAAGATTGAAGCATTTCTAAAACCACATCAAATCCTGGAAGTACTCGAATTTGAGAAAGGGCACGGCCCTTTTCCCACATAGTAATATTATATTCTTCCTCTTCCGTAAGCTGGCGATTAAGAATTTGAGTTAATTTGGCAGTATCAAACATATCTTATACTCCATTGGATATATATTTTGGTGATATAAATTGTAATATAGGCTGTGGTATAAATGAAAATATAGGTTGTGGTATAAAAGGAAGAATAGGATTAGGTATAAATTGAGGAATAGTGGACAGTGCTATGCTCCATCCGCAAAATGGACACATATCTATGGGCGGTGGGTAATCTATTAATCGATGGCAATTAGGACAATACATTTTTCTTTTCAGCCCTTTCATATTGAGTCCTTACAATTTGCTCAACACAACTAGTGGCATCTCCACACCAAGCAGCTATTCCTTCTTGAGTAAGGGCATCTAAAATAGCTAGCATTATTTCATTCGGATTACGCCTACATCCCGGCTGCCTCCAAAGCCATTGCAGACATTTAGTATTAACATCTTCATCGCTTTTACATTCTTCAGCCGGTAAAAATCCTTTGCTATGTAGTTCGGTAATAACAGATTTACGGCATAATTGAAGGGTATGAAATGTATCTCTGCCAATTTCATAACCCGCACGCCATGCTAAAAATTGTTTTTTATAATCGGCAGATTCTCTATCGGCTTCAATAATTTCCTCGCAGATTATATTACCAATGCGATTTTGCGAGTATCTCCAATTTTCAAATGCTTCTCGCCATTGTGCATTAATATTATTAGGCATTGGCTCCAAATCCTATCCCTCCAGGCGCTCCGGCCACTTCTTCCGGAGTCGCAGCTTGCTCTATACTTTGTCTGAGAACTTCATTAGCGGCCCTAGCAATATTTTTATCATCCTGAAGCTGAGCAGTATTAGTTGCTCTTTGTTGTTCTAAGGCCATTTTACCTTGACTTTGAATTTGCGCTGCCGCTGCTTGTTTAGTAGCCATCCAGCGTTGTTTATCTTCAGCGGTCATGTCTACAACAACATCATTTATATTCTTCCAATCGCTAACTTCAAACATCATGCGTATCAATTCCCGCACATTAATCTTCTTCCCTTCAATGGCCAGCGATTCAGTAATATTACTCGCTTGCAAAAATTGCATCATAATGGGAAGCGCCTGGGCCATATTGCGCCGGGCAAGCATTTTTGCAGCCGCGCTAATAGTGAATTTCATGCGAGATTTCTTCGGATTCAATAAATCAATAATATCTCCCTGCTTATCTTTGATATATTCATGGTTTAATTCATCGCTTAGAATATATCTTACGGTTTGAAGGGGCATTAGGTTTCGGTTCATATCAGCAACTTTATATAAATATGGCACCACAACTTGATTACACAGTTTTTCTACAAAATCCTCTACCCTGGAACCGCTACCAGAAGCCATGAAATTAGCGCCCGCTGCTGATCTTGCTAAATTAGAATGCCCAGATGCTCCTGCCACTCCCTGTGTGGCAAATTCACTGGCTCCCGAAGTTTGCTCCACCCTAGCTTGAGACATTGATAATGCCTGCATGGTTTCGGGAATGGGCTGTGGCCTTTGTAATGGCATTAGGGCATTTTCTTTATCAATATCGATAATTTTACCGGGCGATACGCGCAAGTTTTGAGTGGGAACGCTCTGGCCTTTTACTCTGGTATAAACTCCATTCAACATGATGGCTAACATATCAAGCCATGTATTGACAATGCCCATTTGCAAACGCTGTTCATTTCCTATAGTCTTTGCTAAGCCCATTGACCAAAATGCATTTGGGACATCCCACCAGCCAATGCTAAAAAATGGAATTTCATTAAAATAATTTCTAGTATTGGCAATGACTAATTTTCTTTGCAAAACAAGAATATATCTTTGATTATCCCATCTTTCTATTAATTCCAAGGGCTGATTAAATGGATCTTCGGTAGGTGCTTCCCATTGGGGTGTAGCGCGAGCATCAGATAATGGTGTGGGATAAAGAGTTTCGGCTGGGCCTTGAACGACTTCTTCTTTAGGGGGAAAGAAAAGTTCTAAAAGTTTTTCCCTGCTGGGAAGATTTTTAATATCTATGCGCTGTCTTAATCTATCCAATTCTTCCCAGGTTGGGTACATTTTATGGACAACATATTTAGCTTTTCGGATATCCGGTTCTTTTAATGTGGGATCGGGCAATACGCTTCTTAGATTACTAATATTTTCAAAGGTTGGCCTATCAACCAATCTTTCCGTAGGAACTTCTTCAAGCTCTTCATCAACGCTTGGAAGTTCTTCTACACCCCCTGCGGGAGAAGGCAATTTAATATTAGGAATAACACGCCGTAATTCAATATCTTCTTTTTTATAGACTTCCCATCCGTATTTCCAAATGCCAGTTCCATATAACAAGCAATTCATTACGCCCAATCTTAAATGTTCACGTATATTCATTTCCTCAAGCTGCCATGCTATAATGGCTGCATTGGCTCTTGCAACTTGAGCGGAAGTCCCCGGCTTTGGTTGTGCTAAAAATGGGGGATCGTCATAAAATAATCCCTTAATAATCTGGGGAGCTAGGGAATTAACAACCGTAGCTAATGTAAAGAATGGAATATTGGCACGCTCAACCTGAGTGCCTTCCCAAAACCTAGTTACAACCGGAGCCTGATAAAGAGTTCCGGCGGTAGTCCATCCCAATACCCAAGATTTGGTAGCCTCAAAATTCTCTGCGCGATCAGCATCTTTTAGAACTATATTGAGCGCAGTGCGGTCATCCCATACGCCAGTGGAAAGAACTTTTTTGGCATCTTGAAATTGTACTGGCTGTTGTATTCCCGGTGGTTGCGGTAAAAGCGCCATGCTAATTTCCTAATAAATCTTGATGTTTCTGAAGATAAGATATCGCGGAAATAAGTGTCTGAATGTTATCTTTTGCCAATCCCAACATACCATTGCATGCAATACATAAAATTCCCCTAATTTTTATTCCACCAGTTCTATTTTCATATGCATGACAATGATCTATGCACCATCCATCTCGCCTGCCTTGATTAAACGGCGGATTGGTGGTTCCGCATATAGCACATCTATTTCCTTGATTTTCTAACATTTTCGTGCGTTCTTCAAAAGTTATACCAAATTTTGATTTAATTTTTGAAGAATAATTATGAGGCCATTTTCTGGATTCATAAAATTTTCTTTTATGTGCCCTAAATTCTTTATAATGGTCTCTCTTCCAATCTCTTGCTTTTTGATATTCTTTATCTTTTTGTCTAGCTCTATAACGTATTTGAGCTTCTCTTTTATATTTTCTATATCCTACGGGATCTTCTTTCTTAAAATTTTCTCTCCATAATTTTGTAGTTTCTTTACTCATATTTATCCAACTAATCCCGCACCCAAGAGTGGTGGTAATCCATCACACGGAGTAATGGGCTTAAGCCCCGTATCTGGCTGTTCTGTTGGATTAATAACATGTGATCCGGCATCGCTAAATCCGGGTCTTCCAAATGCATCGCAATGCTCTTCGTAAATTAAATTCCAAGCCGCATCTTCCCTACTCCAAGCTGGCAATTCTCGCTTGGTAATCATTATTTCAATTTTAGGAAGCCATCTCACCTGCTGGGCAATGACATCTGGAATATCATCATGATGATGACTTATAAGGCAACGCTCGAATTCATTATATAAAACATCTAAATATGGCAAGTGAGAAACAAACCATAGCCTATCGGACATTAAGAGAGGATGCAAGGCTGCCATTCGTATTCTTTTTGCATCCTCTTGCTGATCCGGAACAAACCATTCGATTCGCCTACACACATCTAAAAGCCATTGCTTTTTGCGATTTTCAGCTTCAGCCATAATTGTAGGCTCTAGCAATCTTGATCCAGCACAATCTTCTATAGCTAAAACAGCGGGACGATATCTTTCAGCCTGATCCACTACAGATTTGGCCAATCCGGTAGGGCTGAATCTTTGCCTAACTAAATCAATCACATATAATTGGCTTTTGGCATTGTAGACGCTTACGGCACAGGTGGAATAATCTCTTTTCTTTTTCTGGCTAAATGCAAAATCCCAAGTTATAATTGCAGGTGCCGTTGCTGGCACTTTATTAAAAGGTATAGTATGTAATTGCAGCAACGGCTTATCAAAAGTTATATTGCGTCGGGGGCGTGGATTTTGATTAATTTGTCCTTCAAATACAGCTTCATTTTCTTTTTGTTTACGACGCAAGGTTTCATAAGAAAGAAGTTCTGGAAATAAAATATACCAATCTTCTTTTTTTAAATCATCTTCTTTTATTTCATTTGCTAAAAGCTTTTTTCTAGGTTCTGGCTTAACTTCCCAACCCTTGCCAATTAAAATAATTTTTCCCGTAACTGGATTTTTAAATAATTCCCATGGGCGAGGATCACTGGCACTATCAAGGCCTTTGATTATTTCTATATCACCCACATTCTTTTCAATTTCTTCACCATAGCGATCTTCTTCGGCATAGCGAGTGCCAAGCATAACTACATAGCCATAAGTGACCAGCATATTCTTATCAATATCCCAATTTTTAGATACCTTAGCGCATCCTTCAGGTGTTTGGGAATTGATATTGTCCACCATATCATCCGGTTTAATAATCTCAAAGTGGAGTCCGCTTACAGTGGATATGATAGAGGCTGCCATAATAGTTGACTCTTTACGAGTTACCTGATTGGCAAGCCATATTGGACAATTAAAAGTTTCTCCAACTAATTTCTTTTCATCAACACAAAATTCTGGAAAAAATAAATTCATGGGCGAGGGGTCTTCCCTGATAACAAAATGCCCTCGTGTTTCATCTACAAATCCAGCAGCCAATTTATCTGTAGCGGTAAGATATAAAATTCTAATATCTGGAAAATTTAATATCCATTGCACGCTGTCTATAACATCTATTGAACTTTTAAAGCTTCCTCTAGGGTAGAGGATAAATCGTTCTTTATAGACCGGATCTTGATCGGCTATTGATTTCGTATCATCTTTCTTGATAAAAACATCGCAAAGCGGGCGATGGGTGGCTTCATTAATAAGATTTACTTCAATAGGCTTGCCCACTCCGGTTGGGCATGAAGGCCAACAGAAATATTTAGCTGCCCAATAAAGATCCGCTTTGGTTCTCCGGCGCACTTCTTTAACTACAGGAATTTCTTTGAATTTATCCAGTCCTAATCTAATAGAATTTACTAGATTTTTCTTTACAACGGGATTTATAATAAAATTATATAATTCTAGATCGGGTATTAATTGCGGCCCATGAAATTGTACAGATAATTCATCAAACGTGATTTGGGACATAAAATTACAATGGAGCTAAATGGCGATACCATAAGAGATAATATAGAAGCATGGCCGCATTAGTTAATACGCCCTCTTTCATGGCAGTAAAAGCAATATACCAAGGATAAAAAGATATCAAAAAGGCGCTAAATCTTTTAGTAAAATAACACCGCAGTCCCTTATAAATTAAATATCCCATGGGTAAATAAAGTATGAGATAAAACTCTGCATGAAGAAAAAGGGCCGCGCTTGTAATTAATTTGTGGTTGAATGGATCACGGGCAAATGGATTTGCCTCTGACCAAGGTGGCATATAAACATCACAAACAAAAGATATAAGCAAGTCTAGAGCATTGGCTATTAACATGGCAGAAATAGACATCCATAAAGGTTTGAAATCCCCGCTGTAAGAATTTTTAATAGCCTTCCAGAGTCTCATTATTTCCTTCGCCCACCCATACTCATTAGCCCTATGGCAGAACGGGCTTGGCTGGCAGTTTCACTCTTTCCCTTTTTCATCTTTTGGGCGTAGGCCCAAGTACTCATACCGGCCCGTTTAGCCTTTGCTCTAAATGCTCCGGGCTTAGTGATTTTAAAGCTTATGCCCTTTCTGCCAAGCTTGACAGTCCGAGGCTTCAATTTGCGTGTCTTTCCTTTTCCCAATACTTCTGCGGCTGCCATGATAATTCCTTTACATCTGTTCTATATGGGATAAAATTGCTGGCTCTTCCTGAGCCTGAAGATTAGTTAAAAATCTTATAGGTTCCCCGCCATTCATTTCCAAAGTTTTCATTAACTTTCCGATATGAAGCTCAGCCAATCCAACCTTTGGAATTTCTCCTTCAAGTAAAGAAAGACAAAATTCAAAAGTTTTATGGCCCACTTCTATTTCCGGTTGGGATTCCCAGGGTATATTTGCTGGATTAAAAAATACAGGCTTCCCATCCACAATATCTAAAAATTGGGGATGGCGAGCAAAATTAGCGCATTCAATCTGCGCTGCTACGTAATATTTTACCAAGCCTTCAGTTCGATTAGGTTTTGAATGCGGGAATTTGCTCAGTAAAACAATTGGAATGTTAGGATTTATTTTATCAACCAGCTTAGGAAGTGTATTTCCATATCCACACAAATCCAATACTAATGTATGATCCGTAATTAAATTTTTAACATAGCTTAAATATTCTTGACTTGGATTAGTTCTAGACATCCGGCTAGAATAAAAATAAACAGCCTTTTCCGGCCATCTTCCAAAACATGATAATTGATTATATAGTTTAACCCAAAGACATGAATCCCTAGATGACATCAATATATTAACTATTCCATCTTTAAGGCATCGTTCGTGAAGAATTAAACTAGCTAAATATAAAAGCGGAAAGTTGATTTGGGTTTGTAAATGCTGATAATCACGATATTTTTGATTATAGGTCATTAACCGAGCTTGGCGAATAGTTAAAGCCAAATCCGGAAATTCAGTTCGCAGCGCTGCTTCAACTTCCGTAAGAACCGGCCCCGTATATAAGTGCGCTGATACACCATGGCTTTTAGGGATATGATAATCGGCTGCTGGATTATCTCCATAATGGAAAGAGATGGTATGCCCTAAATCTTTCCATGCTTTTCCACTTAATTTATCGCTTTCGGATAAATAAAGTTCATTTTTAAGTCCAGTGGTAATTTCAATTAAATGTTTTAAAAAATCATAGGGAGCATAATGATCGGAAATCAGAAGATCTCCAGGCCTAACCTTCAAAACATTTTCCATAATAGGAAAAACGCCCTCTGGATCACGATGCTTGTCTTCTACAGATCTTCGGGATATAAGCGTATCCCAAACATCAAAAGAAGCCCGCTTGGAGGATCTGGAATCTATAGAAAATAAAATCTGAGAAATTTCCGGGTCATCAATAAGTGGAGATTTACGTTCCAATAAAATTAAAGCATAATCGCGCCGAATATTAATGGAAACGCTTTCATTCTTGACAACCGCTGCAATTATCCAGTCGGGCGCATTCTTTTCCGGAGGTTCCATGATGCCCCTTTCTAATTTTCCCAATAAGCTTCTTCTTCCCTGGATGGACTTAAAAATTCTTGATTTTCTATATATTCTTTAAGGCCTTCAGTTAAAGAAACGGATGGTACAAATCCAGTTATCTTCCTGAATTTTGTGGTATCTGCAGCCTTGCGAGATGCGCCTTCGGGCTTACTTCTATCAAATATAATTTGCGGATTTTTGCCTGTTACTTTGGATATTTTCTGTAATAATTCTAGCAAAGAAGTTTCTTGATCGTGTCCTATGTTAACAGGATCAGCATATGGATAAAGTTCGGTAATCAGCTTCAATCCTTTGGCTAAATCCCGATAATGAACAAAGCTTCTGGTTTGATTTCCGCTTCCCCATACCACAATAGTATCATCGCCACGCAAAAATTTTCTGATTAAAAGTGGAAGAACGTGGGACTTATTGTCATCTTCTTTAGGTTCTCGGCCACCGTATCCGTTAAACGGACGCCCTATAGCAATTTCCATGCCATATTCTTGATAATAAAACAAGGCTTGCATTTCCAGGATACGCTTAGCCCATCCATATCCGCTATTAACTATTTCTGGAAAACGACTCCACCCCTCGGATTCAGGAGTAGGCACTGTAGCACTGTCCGAATAAACACAAGAACTGCTAACCAATAAATACCTTTTAACACCTACCCTCCTTGCAGCTTCTAAAAGATTTAATCCAATTAATAAACTATTGGTTAACATTTCCCCGTGGTGGGAACTACTATATTCTACCCCAAATACCGGGGCGGCTAAATTCATTACTATATCTTGGTTCCTGCAAACATTTATACAACTATCAAAATACCTAAGATCACACAAATGGAAATCTATTTTACTAAAATTTATTTCGCTAAAATTAGATAGCCTGCCCCGAGACAAATTATCAGCAACGGAAATTTTGGCTCCATCTTCTATTAATTGTTCTATTAAATAAGATCCAATCGCCCCAGCGCCTCCAGCAACTAGGACTTTTTTATCTTGCCAGAATATACTCATGAGTCATATTCCTAATTTATAAAATTATCCAAGATGTCGGAAATAAATCTTCTGGTTTCCATCGCGGCCCATTAACAAACCATTTCTTGGGAGCAATAGTCAGGCCATCTCTCTTTTTTAACCAAGCTCCCCACCAGCTAAAAGTGGAATTAGCAATTATATGGTGCTTACAAAGGCTCATTAGGTACATATCAAGCTGGCCCGCCCTTTGATGAGTAGATGAATTCCATAGGCCATGATCTATACTAACAAGTTCTCCCTCAAAATCCTTAAGGCCGTTCCATTTTATATCATTGGTAAATATGAAAAATTTAGCTTCGGGATCAGCCGCTTTAATTACTGCGTAGGCTTCTTTATAATAATCTATCGGGCAAAGACCATGAAAATCTAGGGTAGATTTACTCTCCGCATATTCTCCGCGCCTGATATGGACAGCTACGGAATTACTATTCCAAATTTTTCCTTCCCATGCATTATCAATTGGACGATGGAATTCAAAACAATCCCTAATTAATTGCTCTTGATCTTTAAAATATTTTTCAGATTGCCAATATCCAGCCAGAGAAACCAACCCATTTTTGATTAATATATTTGGATCAAAATAGAAATTAAGTTCTCTAGTATTAATTATCTGAGCTTCACTTGTAGTTTTTTCATTGATTTTAAAACAACCTAAAGTATAACAACATCCTATAGGGTCGGGAAAGGCAGATATATCAAGCAAAAGAGGAGATTTATTTCTAGCTGCCATGGCTTTTGCAATAGCATATTGAAACATTTGATTGCCTATTCCCCCTGTCAGCTTGGTTATTACAAGAGAGTCAGGCATATTTTTTTCCCAAATGCTTTTAAATTTTATAACATCTAGATCTTGTTTATAAATAGAATCTTCTTGACTAAGAATGGCAGCGGCAGCAACCTTCATTATATAAGGAGTATTAGCGCTTTTAACCAAATTCATAAGAAGAAAATCCGGCGAGCGAATTATGCACATTTGTATTTGATCGGTAATTTTTAAATCGGGCTTACCATCAAATTTATTATAAAATTCAATCATCATTGCTGGAGAGCAATGATGGGTTGAAATAAAGTTATTATCTTTCTGAGGTCTGCCTACAGTCCATTCTGGAATATATTGGCTTTCCCAATGAGGAATTATTCCAGCATTTCTTAAAGCCACACCCACTGCAATGTCTTCGGCTTGATGAATTTTAGCAAAGTCTTCCCTATTTATCTTCAAGATTTCTTCCATTGCCCGTCTACTAACCCAATATCCAGGTCCGCCCGAACAATAAAAATTGGAATTATTCAAGCCGCTATAATCGTATTTTTCAAAATCGCTATTTAAAAGCCTATCCGGAATTAAAAATGTATCTGTATCTGCTTTAAAAAAGAAATCGTAATTATTATCCACTGCCCATCTAAACATATCCCAAGTTTTATGAGATTGATGATCCCAATCATCCGGAACATCTAAATATATTTCATCGGAAGCTATATCCGATGGATAAGATTTTCGTAGGCCATTAATATCAACTGGATTAATAGAATGTCCTGGGAAAAATATAACATCTGCATCTTTTACATCTTTAATCCAGGTTTTTCTTTCGGCATCCTGATATGCTTTATATTTAGCAGCAGTTGGAATGCCTATTAAAATTTTTAAATCTTTGAGCATGTTGGATATCCAGGAACATCGCTCGCGTAAATTATTTTACTACCCTTTGGTTCAAAATTGACATCCACTTTACGGAAATTATTAAGCGCCTTAATTACTTGGTTTTGTTTGGATAGATCACATATTAAAACAAGGAATCCACATCCACCCGCCCCGGCTAGCTTGCCGCCTATAGCTCCGGCAGAAATGGCTTTATCGTAACACTCATCAATCCAAGAATTGCTAATATTTTTAGCCAGTTGCTTTTTAAGCATCCATCCTTCATGAATAATCTGACCCAGCCCTTGTATATCTAATATAATAAACGATTTCCAAAATTCCTCTGCCAAATCATGTATTCTAGACAGATATTTATAATTGCTGGTAATATTATCGGATTGATCTTTTAAAATAACAGCAGCATTTCTCTGCCCGTCTAAATAAAATACTAATAAACTTTGAAAAAATTTCCAAGTTAAAAAATCTTCTCTACGAGAACTAACATTAATACTTCCATCTTGATTAAATCGATATCTTCTAAGCCCACCGTAAGCAGCCGCACATTGATCTTGTTTTCCTATAGGTTCTCTTAAGACATCAATTTCTAAATGGCATGCCTTTGAGACTAACGACTCGGGTGTTTGATAATCTTTTTTATAAGCATAAAGAGCGTTTAAAAGCCCAACCGAAAAACTGCTAGATGATCCCAGCCCTGTACCAGCAGGAATGTCTCCTATGGAAGTCAATTCTATGCCATGATCTATCCCGGCTATTCTTAGTGCTTCCTTAAATCTAGTATGCTGAATCTGATCTATATTTTTAACAATTTCTGTTTTAGAATAACTTATTCTAATATCAGAGTCAAATCTTGGATTGGCCGTAATATATATATATTTATCTATAGTAGAACTAACAGCGGTTCCTGTAAAATCTTTATAATATTGAGGAAAATCCGTACCACCGCCAATAAAACTAATCCTTAAGGGCGTGCGTGTAATAATCATTTCCGGTGACCGTAAATTATTTCAGGGGATAATCCCTTGCCACGCCCAACAGGAGATAATTCATCCACCCAATCTGTCATATGAATATGATATGGTCCAATTCCATATTTATGAAGTGTAGATCCTACCCAAAAATCTTCGCTCCATTGGTCCACGCATGAATCTATGAGCCTATTCGATGCAGTTCTAGAAAGCCAATATCCATAGACCCCCGTAGTATATAATATTCTATCATAAACAACGCATGATCCGCTATATGGATACCGATCAAATTCTGAATAATAAATACCTTTCCATTCTCTTACAAAGCTATCCGCGCATAATTGTAAAATATATTCGTATTTATTATCTAATGCATATTGACTGATGCATCTTTTCTTCCAGGGCAGGGCCATATATGCATCGAGGCAATCTAATTGAATTTCATCTTTTAGGAGGGGATTGGGGAAGGTTTCAAATGATCGAAACCCGTGAAAGGTGTCGCCATTTAAAAATATTAGATTTTCTTCTTTTTTGCAGCTATCAATATATTCTTGGCTTACGTCTTTAAGGAATAATTCACCCGGCTGACCGACAAAAAATTTTAAATCCCAAGGGCATTTTCGCCCCCAGGTTTGTCGGATGGCCTCGTGAACACCATTTTGAATAAATTTTATACAGGAGTGTACGGCAACTAGAATGTTATCAACCATTATATTGCCTATTTCCGTTTAACGGATAACTGGTAAATCTGGATTTACGACTTTTTTAACGGCCTTTAGAACGGCAGAGGGATTTCCTTTAATCTTTAAACTCATCTTAGCAGAGGGCCTATGCTTTAATCTAGACCTTCTTGCCCTCTTGCGTTTTTTCCCTTTTCCTAGAATTTCGGCAGCGGCCATTATTCAAACTCCATTTTAAGATATTGCATAGCAGCCAATAGCCAATGTGTTTTATCAAGCCATCCTAATACATTATTACATGTTGGGCATAATAATCCACGTATTATATTATTTTTATGACTATGATCTACTGCTAATCTTTTCTTTCTAGGAGGTTGCTTGCAAATAGCACATACGCCATTTTGTTGTTTTAATAATTTATTATATTCTTCTATGGTAATGCCATATCTTGATTTCAGGCTATGTGATCTATGATATACTTTCCATTTATCTTTATCTTTATTTCTAGATGCTATCGTAATTTGATTCATACAAAGCTTACATCTAGATAAAAGATATTGCTTATTTTTACCAGTTGAATAAAATTCGGATAATGGTTTTTCTACATGGCAAAGGGTGCATTTTTTCATACTTTATTAGCTTTTCTTGCTTCCGAGAGGGCAATTGCAACACCTTGTGCCCTACTTCTTACAACTGGTCCGTGCTTGCTACCGCTCCTCAGAGTTCCTGCCTTAAATTCTTTCATAACTTTGTGGATTTTGGACTGCCCTTTCTTGCTTTTCCAGGGCTTAGATTTCTTTCCTTTGCCAAGCACCTTAGCCGCACTTACAACTCTTTCGCCTTTATGTAACCTATATGTGCCAGTCTTTTTAACCTTGCCACCCTTTTTCAAACTAGGAATAGCTCCACCACCAGTAATCTGTGTAGCTGGAACGGCCCCTCCACCAGCCAAGCCGACACCGGGAACTCTTCTAGCCGGAGAGAAACTTCTTAATCCAACAGATGCAGGCGCAATAGTTGAACCAGCACGAGTTGCCAGATTTATCATTGGTCTTAATATTGGCATATTAAACTCCTATTGGAAGTTCTGGACGCTGTCCTGGAGCGGCAGCCGGAGGAGTTTCTTTTGTCTCTTCCTCTTCTTCTCGTGGCGATGCCATATATTCGCCTACATGAGCCTGAAGGGTATTTAAATCTGGTACGTGATGCTCTTCGTTCTCAACCGGAGTTGCACCCGGTTCCGATTTAAATTCATGTTCTGCGATATAACCGCCATTGGCAGTTCTGCGAATATGCATTTTATGGACAGTACGCTTCTTGCCGGTTTTCTTGGTGGCTTTCTTAGGCCCACCTAGATGAACCTTTGCTCTATTATCAGCCATATGTTCCTCTAATTCTTTTTTATGATGTCTTTCTTCTGACCGAATATGCTTAAGCAAGGATGCGCCTTCTTCATCTCCTTCTTTTTCAAGAAGGGACGCTCCTTCGTCATAATGGTCTGCGGCTTCGACTTCTTCTTTGCGAAGCTTCTTTAATACTTTTCCAGCCTTATCCGCCATGCGATAAACCCCTACTACATTTGTGGTATGATTTTACAACAAGGCTAAGACAATTACACGCCAACCTGATCTGTCATATGCTTATCGCGGGTAACATAAGATTCATGCTCGCCAGTTTCTAGGCATACATAGACATTGGAATCAACTTTTGTGCCGGTTTCCCCATCATTTTCGGTAGCCTTAAAATCTCCACCACGTGCTAAAGTTGGGCTAGATTCTGCGGCACCACCAGCGCGTTCATTTTTGCCTTCGCCCTCGATTTCACCTTTCTTGCCGCTAAATTTAAAATCTTCGGCTTTAGCTTGGTAAGGACTGGTCTGTGTGGTGTTTAAATCAACAAGTTCATTCGCCATTATAATACTCCATTAAGAAAGGCCAGTAATGGCCCTTTTGCCCGTTATCCTGGGCCCGGGAATACACTTAGATTTTCGCTAAGTTACTATATTAAAGCTTTTTTAGATCGGCAACAACATCCGCAACGACTTTGCTAACTTCGGAAGATGCGGCTGATTCAAGTTTTGACACTGCTACTTTAAGCTTAGCCTCTAATGTAGCCACTTCTACCCTTAACTTAGCTTCAACAGTTTTGCGATTTAGATAAACCACAATAGCTGCGGCTGCGCCGATTAATAGTCCTGCTAAGAATTCCATTATTTTAATCCCCTTCCCAAAATTACGCCAGTGATAACAGAAAGTCCTACCACTTTAGCGTCATGCTTCAGGCGATCAAAAAATGATCCGCCTTTTGCAGCTTTCTTCCATGTTTGAACTTCATTATTACAAGCCGTAAGCTCATTTTGCAGATTGGTAATGGATGCTTTGGCCGTAGTTAAATTCACTTGACATTCCTGGCATGATTCAGCACTTTTAGCCAGAGACATCATAACTTCCGGAGTCATTGTGTAAACCATTTGAGGCGTCGGATTAGGATTGCTAGCCGTGGGAGTAGAAGGAACTTGCATGGGAACTATTTTAACATCTGGGAAATATGTAGGAACAGATGCAGCGGCCTGTGCTGGAGTTTTAATCTTTTCCAATTCGGCCCTTAACTGACTAATTTGCTGGGTATTATCACTGGCTAATTTAGCCCGCTCTGCCTCTAACTGTTTAACAGTAGATTCATAAACTTCGGCTTTAGCAACTGCCGCTGTAATTAAATCATGAGACCTGCGAATCTCTCCCCATGCTACCACAGCAATAATTATTACAATAGAGAATTCTATAATTCTCCATTCTCGATGAGTTATACTAGTCATTGGTTACCTCGCCGCCCAATACTTTTGATTTTGTCCGGACTTATATCATGTCCATTAGTAATGGACAGATTACAACTCTAACCTCTAACTGACATTAACTCGGATACGAAACATTCTTCATTCCAAAGTTAGCACATAGCCATTGCGTATAACGAAGGATTTGCGCTAAAGTTGGGTCGGTAGTGGCCGCTGCCGCCGCTTGTTTGGCAGCTTCTGCTTGCTGCTGTGCCTGAAACAATGTATTATTTTGAACTAAAACCGAAAATGGATTTGGCGCTATTAAACTTTCACATGCAGCCAATGACCTGCGGGGAACTGGACGAGAAGGATTAACATTAGGGGGATATTGTTCCACGGCTAAATTAGGTACATTATAAGCAGCCGCTTCTGCCCTGGTTAACAAGAGATGGCTATATTGAACTGAAACATTTCCACCAACCCCTACTGTATAAGAAAGGATAGGATACAAAACGTTATTGCTATCAATGTACCAAATTCCTGTTACGGGATCGGCACTGGTAGTAACGGGAGCCGTTAATGCCTGTGGGTCTACCCAATCTTTAAACCCTTTAGTGGTGTCATAAGGCGGAGTGGGATTCGCCTGCTGGTCCGCTGGCTGTAATTCTGGAAATAAATTAAGCACCGACAAGGGGGCAGTTGCAGTTGTAATGGGGTTATCCATTTATTTCTCCTTTTTAATTTCTGGCGCTATTATATTTTTCGTACTACGGGGAATCCTACAAGTGCGCGATGAACTAATATCAAATTTTAATCCGCAACCATCGCAGGTTACGGAAATATTTTGAGCATAAAAATCATGAGAACAGCGTGGACATATAAAATGATTCCAATTTTGGGTCATTATGTTATTCCACTTCCAATTAAATCAGGGTCATTATCAGGCAGGGGATTAGATGCTTTTAGAGGCTTAAAGGAAGGTAATGCAAATATAGACAGAATTTTATCCAACATATCAGGTTTAATTATACCATCGATAACAGCAAGAAATATAAGCGCAAGTAGCTGAACTTGGCGAGTAGCCTTGGGATCTTCGGATAGCCTTCTTAGGCCATTGGCTATAAATCGCCTTCTATTCACATACCTATACGTGTTTGTCTGAATGGATTCTGTCAAGCCAGTAACGCCTTTCTTCCTTATTTGGCCGTTCTGCCCGATCATGCAAAGCGATAAGTTTAGCAATTTCAATTGAGGTCATGGTATCTAAAACCATAATGTCCAATCTAGTTGCTACAGACACGAGTGCTTTACGCTCTGCGTCATTATTTTTCATAGAATAAAAATAGGGCGGGTAATTTTCCCCATAGGTAGCAACCGCGCTAAGACGTTGTTAAGTTGGCAACAGGAGTTTGCCAGCGCGACCCGCCCCTAAAACCGGAAGGCTTTAAGATTAATAACGTTCCATGCAGAATTCAACCACGGTATAAGTATTACCAGCATTAGCTGTAGCAAAAGTAAATGATGGCATAAAGTTGAGTTCCTTAGAACTTGCCACACCTGAAGTAAGCTGAGTACCAACAGCAGCTAAAGTAACCACGGCATTATTTACTGATCCAACGTGCCCACCGTCTAATTTGGCCACCATGGAGTCCCATTGGAAAATCCATTGAATCTGGAAGTGTCCGCTTGCTGGAGTAGTAAAAGCAATGCTATCAATATTCTGATCGCCAGAACCGGGGGCACCAGCGCTAGTCACAGAACCAGAAGCACTGATAGTACCCAATGAGAGAGACGGGACTTGATATAACTTGACCGTCAAGTTTCCAGCACCCGGATTGGCTATCTTGCACGTTAGCTGAACACCAAAAGCATGACCATCCAACGCTCCACCGGTAGCTAGATCATAAGTAGCAGGAATGCAAAGTCCCGAACCTACTGGATATTCTGGAGTTGGAAATCCTGGATAAGTTCCCGCTGCCGGAACAAGCAAGGCATGTTCGTTGGTATCGGTAAGAGTTACCGTAGGAAGATTCCATATTCCATTATAGGAATTAACATTCGACATATTTCTTTACCTCAAATTAATTAAAATTTTCATCCCTACTTCCGCTATCGCGGTTCTTTCGGGCCTAGCATTACTGCATTAACGGAACCCAATAAGTAGTTCCGTTTAAAACGACCTGTTGCCATCCAACCACCTTAAGAGGAGCTTGCGGTCCCGTTCCGGTTGCCTGAGCAGTGCCATAGGCATACGTTGTACCTGTAGCGCCAGTCGCTCCACCTACGAATACCGTACCCTGGGGATCTCCCGCTGGCTGTGATAGGCTTTGCAAGAAAGTAGTTGGATTAGCACCAGCATAAGTTGGGGTTCCAAAAGCCATATTTTTATCCTATTACCGGCTAGACTCTTTTCTTAGATAGGACTCGCCTAGCCAGCTATTTTCTTCATCTTCTATATCTCTTTCAATTTCTGAAAGTGAAGGTGTGGGGGATACCCTGCGACCACGAAGGTTCCGATGAAGTAAATAAATACTTCTCGTTGCTCCCTTTCCACTACCACGGGTTTCATCTAAAAATTCTTTTTCGATTTCTCTGTCAGTGAAGGCCATGGCCCCCTCATATATCCTGTAAAATGGGGTCGGCTTAGCTATAACTTCTTTAGTCTCTTGAGAATGCATTTAATAGTATTGATAGATATATGCATCTCCTCAGCAATATCCCTAGCGGCATGGCTTAGAATATAATAGGAATAGATAATATCAAGCCATTGAATAAACTTCTGCCGTCGAAGATTATTGGGAGTGGTTTTAAGATGTTTACAAAGGTGAGACTCACAAGCCTTGCGGGTTTTTAAATAGGCAGGTTTTTTATGGGGATGTCTCTTGCTCTTGAAAATTTGCATCCGGTTAATATCTTCTTGCCCAAACCGGGAAAAAAGTGATTGCCGATAAATGCTCAATCTAACATCATCAAATTGCCATCGGTCAAAATGTACGTTTTTTCCGCTATCCTCTGTAAGCATATGAACTGTAACCCCTTGGCTTAAAAACTATTTGTTCCCTTTTTACAACATCTCTTTCATCAAGCCATGTATCGCTATGAATGTATCTTGATGATTTAAAAGCATTTTTAGATACATAAACGATAGCGATGCCATCAAATCCCTCGAATTTCTCTGCCGATGTAAGAACTCGTATCGTCTTTCTTTTCTTAGATTTTAAATGTATAGACATTTTATTACTTTCCGTAAAGCGGAAATTAAAAAGTAACCGCTGCCGTTACAATTACCACCCCAAGCCAATAAATTGCCCTTCTAAAATCTCCAACTATACAATAACCAACCGAAGCCCCAGCAGATAGAGCTATAACCCCAATTGCTAGCCATTTTCCAATATTCATATTATCTCCTTTCATTTTGGCGCATCCGTATAACGGACAGAAATTTTTGCTTTTAAAGGAATTAGGGTATAATCAAATTCGTCTTCCCCTTCTTCCATTTCTGTAATAACTAGTAAATAATGTCCGATTTTAGCTATCCGGCCAATGGAAGTTACCTTAGCAGCTAGGAATTCTTTGCCCTGGCGCATAGCATCAAAATTGGGAAGTTGCTCTTTATAGCGGGTTTGGGCATCTTCCCAATCAACTTCTCCATGCCGAAAGCGAATACCATTAATAATTACACTCTTACTAGCCATACATTCCCCTAATTTTTCTTGCTTTGCTTCCAAGCTGCAATAATTACTGCAATCAAAATCCATGCTGGAAAGAGTAGGATTAAACCAAGAACAGAAGTGATGATATATTTCATGTTTATTCTCCCATGGAATTACAAACCATTAATCTTTATCTCCAAATTTTCCAATCGCCGTTCTGCTTCTTTTAAACTGTTGTCTTCCTCAAGCAAGGGAGGTGCATCTGGTTCTTTGTCTTCGATCTCCGGCCTTGGATAATACGTATCCCATGCGATTTGCGCTTCATGGGCCGACTTGAGCACAAATATCCACAAATGTTTAATGACCAGGGTTCCTACAGCTACGAACAAAAACAAAGACATGGTTAATCCAAAAACATTCCAAAACATTGAAAACACTCCGTCCATTATACCCTCCTATTTGTTTTTATAACTTCTAGCCCAGCCCGTAAACCATAATACCAATCCACTTAATATCAATAAATCTCCTAGGCTAAAAATCATATAACTTTTCCACGGGATGATATCGCATAAAAATAAAAGGCGTGTAGATGAACTTGCCACGCTATGGTATCCATCCACTATCTTCATTGTGCCCGCGCATGGCATGGAACTATAATTGGCTGCTATCACTAGGGCATTGCATAAACATCCTGTGCCACACATAAATCTTCCGGCCCTCTGAAGGAAATTATCCACTAAGGCATACAGCATAAAAGCAAATGAACACATAAACATGGCCGGTACAAAATAATGAGGATGTTTCGTGTTAATAATATTACTTACTATAGAGAACATCATTCCTAGCCATAAAATCAAAAGCGATCCTCCCCTAATTGCACCTTCATTCATTTTTATCATTCCTCCATAATTCATACCACACCAGAAAGAACATCACCAGGCATCCTACTGCTATGCATATTAAAATCCGCTCCATTATTTTAAAGTTATCTGCCTTTCTTGAGTTTGCACTTGGCTGGGTGCCTGTGTAGCCCCCATAATTGTCGGCTGCCTCATGCCTACAATTTGCACATTAATTAAAGCATGGCAATCTCGACAAAAGAAAATCTGAACAATTGGGATTGGAGCACCTGGGAGCGCTGGCATTTCTTTTGCGATTGACGCTAGATTAAGTGGACATGTTTGGCAAAATCCGCATGCTATTTCAATTTTTTCTTCTTTTGGCTCGTCCATTATAGACTCCTGCCTTCTAAAAATTTTCTATAAGCTATCGCTTCTTGGCGAAGCTTTTCCCAGCCCGGATCTGAACATTGTCTGAAATGCGACCCGGTTTTTTCATTAATAATATCCAGGGCGCATTGACCACAAGCAAATCCGTAAAGCATCTTGAAATTCATAAGTGCTCTTACTAATCGCCCCGGATAATCGATCTTACAAAAATCACATAACATCGTCTTCCCAATTTTTCACCCTAGTTACACCAAGGCATAAGTTTAAAATTTCTTTAATACGTTCTCGCATCATGAGAATTTCTTTAAAAGCCCTCCATTGAACATCAAAATTAGCCGCTCCCGTTTCAAGGGAACCAAGCTCGGCATCATTTAATTTATCAGATTCTTGTTTAATCATTTTAATCTCGCAACGGTATCTATAAGTTGGGCCAATAAATTATTTTGCCATTCAAGATTTGCAGCGATTGCCTGTAGACAAAGAGCCTTAAATGCTTCTACGCGCTCTGCATTATCAAATCTATCCTTGAAAGCCAAAACATCTTGTACTGTAAATTTAAAATTTATAATTTTATTCCAGGCTCGTATATTATCGGCCATAATAATTCTCCTTTCATCTGACATCTAAATGTTCAGGAATTTGACATTGAATTGTCGTTCCACAAGTACAATGAGGCGTAAGTTTTAATCCAGGATTATCAAAATTTTTTATATGAATTGTATGCCCAGCCGATACTGTTATATATGTTTTTGGCAAATAAGCATTCAAAAATGCACCAACGTATCTTTCCCTAGTCCAGCCGGAATCTATAATCCTATCTTTTATAATATTCCAAGCAGCAAGAGCTTCATCAACCAAATCTTTTGACATAAATATTCCTCCAATCTAAAAGCGATGGCCGGTTTCCCCACCCGGTTCCCTATGGGCATGTCTTGGCCTGTTGGCCCTTGGCTCCAACCGCATGAGCGCTCGCAACCTCCACACCCTCCAATCCCAGCCAATCGCATCGCTATTTATTCCTGTTTTCGGCTATAGTAATTTCTTACATCATCCTTTGAATAAAAATTTTCTTTCTTATCAATATTTTCTATGGCGGTTAAAATTTTGTTCGTTATCCGGATACCGATAGTGCCAATGTAAAATATAAAGCCAAATATAATCATAATAACCAATACCAACACGCGCACCAGAAGCAATAACCATCCAAGAAATTTTTCCATTTTAATCTCCTTATTTCAATTTCTTGGCATTTAATAAAATAAACCAAGGTTTCGTGCGCCCTTATTTTATTTTTGGCACCCAGGTTCCGGGGAAAAATAATTTTTGGATCTCTTTGCGCATTTTGACTTTATATTTCCCTGCCCTTTTCTCCAGGCATTTGGTGCAAAGTTTATATCCAGTATCGCACATATAGCCCACTCTTACCGTTTTATGGCAATCGTCACATGTAATATTTGCTTCCGCTAGTAATTCACTATGAACATAGACTGTAACTTTTTCGGTATGAGAGCCTACAAATTTTCCCTCCCCTAGGTATTTATTTTTCATTATCTTGCCCCTATTATTTTTAATATCCAATATACCAACCCAATTGAACCACAGAATGCATATATCCAAGAAGCAACAAGCCAAAATGTCCTTCTATATACATTAGTTTCCGTTTTCCGGAAATAAGTAAAAACTATTGCACATGCGAAGGCTAATATGGTAAAAACAATTATCATCTATTTCCTCGATGCCCGCACCATAAAGCATAAAGAAATGCAAGGCAGAGTAATAAAAGCATAAGGCATAAATCCATTAGCTATTCCTCGTCTTTATTTCTATTTACAAGCCTATGGAAGGCCCATAGAAATACAACCATAAGCCATGCCCAAATAAGGGCGATATCAATTATGATTTTCATTACCAAATTCCCTTAAAGGCTCCAGCCTTAGCTAATCTAAGCATCCCCTTTTGAAATAATGGCCCATGCCGTACTCCTGAATGGCCGGTTATAGAAAGATATACATGGTTCATTTCATGGAACATAGTAAATTTAAGTTCATTTAGGTAAAGATTATGAGCGACGACAATGGTAAAGGGAACTGTCTTAAGTTGATATTTTCTTTTGTCGCTAACCCTCTGCATTTCCATATCATATACTATTTTGCCCAGCCTTCTATATCCATCTTCTTTCCCCAGATTAGCAATAAACACCGGCACATCTTTAGGAAGCCGATTATTAAAATATCTACGATTCAGGCATTTATATATTCTCTCAAGGCAATAACTTCTCTCTCCAATCATCTTAACCCCCTAAATAAAGGAATCTTCATTATCCAATTCCGCTGCCTCAAATGGATCGTCTATTCGCCGTTTAATATTTATTCCCGGAGTTTCCAATTCCCCCGGTGGCTTATTGTCTCTAAGTCCAGTTAAATCAACCGTTGGCAAATTAGGCCCTAATTTATTAATAGTTAATTCATCCAGTAATTGCTTGAATAAAAATTTTAATTCTTCATTGGGTAATTCAATCATTCCAGTAATGGATTTGCGTTTTCCATAGACCACACAATCAGGATCAAATATCTTAAGATTAACTTTTAATTGCATGTTATTCCTCCTTGATATTGTTAATAATTGACTTGTACATCTCTTGATAATTATATAATTCATTAAGTAATTTTTTAAATTCATTTTCCGGTAATTCGGTAATACCAGGCTTGATATTGGTATTCCTATGTATTTTAAAGAGTCGGCAGAAATATACCAATGCGAAATGCTGTATAGTATTCATTTCGCAATTCAATGGGCCAATTATAGGAAGATTAATTTTTAATTGCATGCTATTCCTTCTTACTATTTATAAAGCGGCTTAAAATTATCCGGTCATCTAAATAAGTTCCGCAATAATCATATCCCTGTGCCGTTAATTCATTTAATTGCTTGATGGCATCATCTGAAGCCGCGTCTAATATAATAACCTTAAATGCATAATAAACCATTTTATTCTCTTTAATTCAATTAATAATCAATATAGGATCAATTAAATATATTTTCCAATAAAGCCAATTAATAAATCGCCTATTCACTTTATTCATTTTTTATTACATCAATTAGGAATCTTATAGCCATGGCCCCTAATTAAAAAGTTTAATTTATATTCCATATGGATTGAAGTTTATTATTCCCATTAAAGGAGGGCTTTTCTCAGTAATTGGTGCCATGGAATATTCATTAGTATCTCCAATTAATGGGCTTACCTGTCCCCAGTGAGATGATTTAATATATTTAGACAATTCGATATGTTCTTGATTAGAAACCGCTTTTTGTATATCTTGACTAAGATTACGAAGCGTAATGGCTTGATTATCTTGATTGGCCTGAAATGCTTCTAGGGCTTGCTCTTCAATAAATTCCAATACCCATTTTAATCCATAGATATATCCTGACATATTATTCCACGTCTTGTCAAATTTAATACATTCAGGGCAATTAGTATGTTCTCCAATATGCTGAACGGGCATAAATCCTCCTATTGCGAAAAGTTTAATTTATCCTAATAAAAGTTATAAGTGGTTGGGGGGTCACTCTCAGTCCATCGCCGCCCCCGAAGGGGGTTCCACCGGCCCCCAGGGCCGATTCCAAAAGTAGTACCTAACTCCTTTCCTATCAATAAATTATCGGCCATCACCAATTCCCCTCCCATCTTATTTAGATGCTTATAAGCTATCCCTGGTCCTCTATTCTATCGCGCCCCTGGCTCCGCACCTGGAATTTTATTCAAAGCCCAGGTTGCGCCCTATTGCGAGTTGTTAAGTCCTTTATTTACAATAAATGTTGTAGAGTTTCCTACTCTACAACATTACTCGTTATCTGCTATTAAGTCAGTATGTTACGCGAATGCCGATATTTCGGCGCGGGCCGTGCAACCCTTCCACTCCTATCCACTATTTACCACATTCCACCACTTAAAATCTTTATGTAACGATGTCTTTGTTATAGACAAGTTCCTATAGACTCCGTTTTGTACACCCATAGTTGACAAAATAGCATGGATTTAAACCGCCTATTCTTCGCTTTCAGATTGCACTATTTCCTTTAACTCCTCCTCGCTTAATTGCTCAATTAACTCGCTCATTGCTAATTGCCGGGGTAATGGCTTACGAAGGTCATTGCCGTCTAAGTCCACTTCTGCTATAACCCAGGAGGCTTTACTAATCATTAGTTTATACCTTGCGGTCATAATATTTCCTCTCGAACTTTCTCAGATAATTCTTCAAAATCTTCCTCCAGAGAATCAACTTGCCCTTGTAAGGAATAATCTTTTTGCTTATCAAACTTTGCCATATTCCCCGGCCATTTATTAATAACTTCCAATGACCTTTTTACAGTCGCCGGACATGGTAATTCGCCGGGATCGGGTTCATATCCGGTAAAACAAATACCCCACAGGAGTCTAAGCGCTTGCCATTCGGGATGCCGGTCACAATATTCGCATTCCCCAGGCGCATGTAGAACTCTGGCATCGCAATGAGGTGTTTGTTTAATCAAATTAATTGCATCCAATTTAGGGATTTGTTTTCTAAACATTTAATCCTCCGTAATATCCGCTTCATCAATCAGTGTTATTGTGCCACCGATTTTATTTACCCATTTTTCAAGGTCGGTAATAGGTCTTGAAATAAACTTATGTAAGATTGGCGCTGCCTCAATAATACACTGATCCGGCTCGGTTATGCCTACAGCAGCGCAAAAATTTTTAGTGGTTATTTGATACCATTTCATTGTATTTTCCCCTGTCCGCTTTCCGGCTGTTCAATCAATTCTTCCAATTCAATATCCTTTTTCTTATTCAATTCGCTCAATTCCTGGTAAATTCGCTTAAGGTATTTCACTTGCTCTGCCTGTCGCGCCGAATCTCGCCACCATAAATAGGCTTCCAGACCACCTAACGCTAGAATAATGATTAGCGCTTCGATCATATCCCACCTCCGCATTTCACACACTTTCCAGTTTGCGGATAATTTCCAGTTTGTGGAATGTGGGGTTTGTGATAATTATCCCACGCATGACACATTCCGCATTCGCATGGATCAGATTTGGTTGCGAATGCTGGGTCTGGAATCCATGATTTTTCATCATGCCAACCTATGCGCTTGGCCTCAATTCCGCTATACCATCTTTTTTGTTTTTCCATTTTTAGGTTTTTGTCCTATACGTAAAATTTGGTAACGGGATTCAGAATGCCCCCAAAAGGCCATATTCATATTTCTACGTTCACAGGCAGCCTTGCGAGTTTTATAACAAGAAGCATATTTCCAATCTGAGTCGCGCAATCGAAACCATACCCATTTGCCACGCACAACACTAAATACAGAGCACCAAACACACCAATTTTTATTTGAAGTCATTTAACAATTCCCTTGCCAACATCGACATTTCTCGAAAATTACTGAGCGTATTGTTTTATCTCGACACTGCCATACCCATTTAAATTTTCCTTGAAGGTAAATTGCTGTATGTTCACATTGATAACATCCTCCACACCTAGAGCACTTATAAAGTAAGTCACCACATTTAGCACACCGTTTTTCATGGACGGCACACCTCACACTCTCTCCACCATTATAATACCATACTTTCGTGAAATTATTGGAATATTTATTCATTCCAGGGGGCATATCCAATGTGTGAAAATTCTCAACTTTCGGTATAAATGTCAGTGGGAGTTTTTTCGCACTCGGTTATTTCACTCATTCCTAGCAATTGGAATTCCATAAAATGTTTAATATTGGACGGGATGTTGAAATTTACAATACCTAATCCAGATGATTGATTCCAAACAATTTAGGGCGATAAGAGAACTTTTGTCCGCATAAAATTTCAACACATTTTTCCGCTTAACGGACAAGGCCAAGCCTCTAAAATCCAAGTAAAAACTATATTTGGTTTATTTTCAATAAGTTAAATATTTTGGCACCGAGAGTGCTCTATATATGGACGTCCGGGGAAACCCGGATGATCGAAATGGTTCTACCGCTCAGCACATAGTCCTAGATCGGGAATACCTGATGCAACTAGGGGCGCATGGCTCAGAAATGCGGTATGAAAAAGCCGCAAGGCGAGACAAGTTCCCATAAGTCCTGTACGGAGGCAGGGAGCGCACCTGGAGAGCGCGGTGAGAACGTAGCCCTTAGCTAATAAGTGGTCCGGGCGAGGATAGCTCACGACTCTAGGATTCTCTCTTTTTAGATTATCAATCGCTTTGATGCCTTAGCTTAGAAAAAACCGGCAGCATTATAAGTCAGGCTGCAACGGTGCGGGCAAGCGGAAACCGCGCTAAGGCATCTAAGCGGTTGATAATTTCAATTGCAGGCATAAGTCCTGACCTATCGGCAGGCAGCGTTTAAAAGAGCAAACATGGCAACGTATCAAGCGTTATCGGAGGTAAATGATATCCATGATTAAAATATTCTATCATGGAACTTCAAGTAAAAATCTTAAATCCATTCTCAAGATAGGCCTGCTTCCCGGTAACGGAAGAAATTACCAAGAAGATATTTGGCTAAAGAACCATTGCCAAAAGGGGGTTTTCATGGATGCCCAGGCTAGTGTAGCTCAACACTATGCCGAAATAGCAGCGGGTAAATATATTCCCAACAGTCAATTAGGGCAACCTGTTATATTGGCGGTGAGAATAAATCCAAAAAGATTACATCGCGATATAGCCGCAGGTGGAGCGGCTTATTTTTGTACTTCTAGAATACCCCCTAAACATATAAAGAAAATCTAATTTTGGAGGCTTTATGTCATTCCTAGATTACGTTAGGGAATACGGAACAATAGCAGTCGCGCAAGCTCTAAAAGCGGTTGATGAAGAGGTTGCGGATTCCCGCATCAAAACCGGTGACCAGGAATATGACCCTCTGACTTTTCAAGATTCGATTCTTTATTGGAATTAGCTTTGCCCTTGCCCCTAATTGAGCGCTAAATGCTGCTAGCCAGGAAAGAAGGTCCAATTTAACGGACGCGAGTGGCGGGTCAATTCACTTATAGAATTGCGGGTGTTTAGCCTATTAGGGGCAACATGGAAAGCTAAATCAAATCGGAAGCGGAAGGAAATTAAATTAGCTTTACTCCCGGCCTTGAGTAATCTCAGGGCCGTATGGAAAGTTAATCTAAAGAGAAAGCTAAATGGAGGCTGTAATGTCTTGGAAACTACGTGTACGTTTTTGGATTATGTACTTTCGTCTGATCCCAATAGCCCTAAGAATGGGCAGGCGACCACATATTGTATGGTATTAAAAAGACATGATTCAAGAATCAGGCCGGGCCTTTCCCGGCAAACAGGATAGAAGCTCAGGCTGAAAAGCTGGCGAGAGCTTGACCTGCTCAATAGTGTCCCACTTATCTGCAAAGCGGAAAGGCGAGAGGATTGAGAAAAGGATTAACATGCATAATCTAGAAATCGTGGACGATAAAGCGTCTATGGTTTATGTCAGTAAATGGGGTAATCCTTGGCATGAATTAGGAACGCCCGTCGAAAATGCTATGACTGCCGTACAAGCCTTGGAATTAAGCCGCCAAAATTTCAAAGTCGAAAAGTTCCAACTTGAATTTCAGGGAAAGCCGGTTCCGGCATGGGGCATTTTCCGCACCGATTCAATGGGGCTTTTAGGAACCTGCGGAGAAGGTTATCTTCCAATTCAAAATGATGCACAATTCGACGCCATTGATGCTCTCTTGCAAGGTTCTGACGGTGCCCATTATGATACCGCCGGGGTATTAGGTAAAGGTGAAAGAGTATGGGCCTTGGCCCGAATCCCCCAAGCCGATATCAATATCGGTTCCGATAAACACGAGGCCTATCTTTTGGCATCCACTTCACACGATGGTTCCGAAGCATTTACTTTAAAGCTGGTCAATATTCGGGTGGTTTGCCAGAATACGCTAAGTATGGCGCTTTCCAGTAACGGCGCACTCGCCAGAATTCGACATACCAAAAACGCCCTAGGCCGCATGGAAGCAGCCAAAGAATATTTCAAGATGATCGAAAAGAACGCCCATACCCTAGCCGAAAAACTACAGGTACTTGCTGGGCGTAACATGACCAAGCAAAGCTATATGCAGGTCATGGACCGCTTATTCCCTGTCAGGCGCGACCAACAGGGTAATATTGTGAACGCTACGCGCCGGGAAAACATCTTGAACGAAATTGTACGGTTGTACGAAAGCAATGACCGCAATGCGGTTCCTGAAGTCAAGGGCACTGCATACAATCTCCTGAACGCTGTTACGGAATACACTGACCACTGCCGTAACGCTCGCATGACTGAAGATCGGGAAGAAGCCGGATATACCGTAAAACAAGCCCGCGCTGAAAGCGCCCTGTTTGGATCGGGGGAACAATTGAAAACACGCGCCCTAGAAGTGATTCTTGAGGATACCAAGGGCAATCCGGTTCATACTATCCAGCAGTGCGCCGCCCCTGCGGTTGAAATGCTACAAAGCACGGGTAGCGCCTTGCTCGATCAGGTAATTGATGAGAATAACTAAGATTGGCTAGCCAATACTGGCTAGCATAACCCCCACACCATTGCGTAAGCCCCTTTTAATAAGGGCACGGGGTATACAAAAAGCTGGGGGTTATGCTGGCTAGTAATGGACTGGAGGGAACATGAAACTATCTTGCCGCATTATGCACGCAATATGGCTTTTCCTGTTGCGGCATCATGTAGTAAAGTTTGTTGTTTAGTCTTGCTCCCGGCCCTGAACAATTTCAGGGTCGCATGGAAAGCCAAATTTTTGGAGGAAAACATGTGCAACTTTGCTTCAGGAATACTCACAAAAGACAAAGAATTTTGGTGCGATACATCTGATTCGCACGAGGATATTATACAAAAACACGGCCTGCACGAAGATGGGGCGCAAGGCCCCAATCTGCTGAAATACGAACTTCTCCCTCCGGTAAATGGCGAAAACCTTTTCAGCCTTGCTGAATGGGAATTCAAGATCGACCAGGATATTAAGCCGGAATGGGTGAAGGGGAATGAAGAAGAAAGAGCGCGAGCGGCGTTCTTACGAAGATTCCCTGATTTTGGCAAGCGCAAGCTGAGCGCGGATGGGAGCCTTAATTTGAGTAGCCTGACTACACTGCCCGCCGATGCCAAGCTGAGCGTGGGTGGGGACCTTTATTTGCGCAACCTGACCTCACTGCCTGCTAATGCCAAGCTGAGCGCGGGTGGGAACCTTGATTTGCGCAACCTGACTAAGCTCCCTGCTAATGCCAAGCTGAGCGTGGGTGGGAGCCTTGATTTGAGCGGCCTGACTACGCTCCCTGCTAATGCCAAGCTGAGCGTGGGTGGATACCTTGATTTGCGCAACCTGACTAAGCTCCCTGCTAATGCCAAGCTGAGCGCGGGCGGGGGCCTTAATTTGAGTAGCCTGACTACGCTGCCTGCTGATGCCAAGCTGAGCGCGGGTGGGAACCTTTATCTTATCAATGCCTTACAAGGTAAGGAATTGCCCGCAGGTATTACCATTAAAGGCAGGGTTATATATTATTAGCCGGGCCTTTCCCGGCAAATAGGATAGAAGCCCAGGCTGCAAAGCTGGCAAAGGTTCGACCTGCTCAATAGTGCCCCACCTATCCATAAAGCGGAAGGGCGAGAGGATTGAGAAAAGGATTAACATGCAAAAACCTCAAATCGAATTGCGAAGCAAACTTTATCTTTTACCGGGCATTATTGGCCTGCAAGATGCGTTTATGGCCAATCCCCGCATGTCGCCTAATGAATATCTTATGGCCGAAATAGCCTGGAGGGAGTTTATAAACGAAAAGCGCGGGGAATTTCTTTTGCGATTAACCCGGCCTTATCCGAATTAGGTTCAAAGTACTAGTACTTTAGTGCTGTTGACATTTTCTTGCAAACAAGATATAAGGATACTTGATCTTGTGCAAGCTAGGCGAATAGATAAGGGCTGCCTTTATGCAGCTACGGTTATTTACCTAGAATCAGGTGGGTGTGTAAAGGGCTGCCTATTTGCGGCCACGACCACCCACCAAAAAGTTTTAGTTATCGCGGGAGAGTGGACACGGATATATAAACCACGCCAGCCCCATAAGCTGGAAATAGCCAGTTCGACTCTGGTTCCCGCAACCAATTTTAATCCGCTGGCCTTATGGCGGCTCTAAGGACTAACAGCGACTTCACCCTACCTCTGCCTTAGTGGTTTATGACAGCGGATTTTCCCAAAGCGTGTTATAGTTTCGAGGTTAGCATTGCTCGTGCCCATCAGGATATCCCACTGATGGGCGTTATGGAATGCTAATCTAATTTGGAGGAATCATGTGCAATTTTGCTTCAGGAATACTCACAAAAGACAAAGAATTTTGGTGCGATACATCTGATTCGCACGAGGATATTATACAAGAACATGGCTTGCACGAAGATGGCGTGCAAGGTCC